AGTTTACGCTGCCGAACGGATTCACGCTTTACTATCTGCACAATCCGGATGTGGCGACGGAGTACAACGAGCCTGAAACGGACATGAAGGACGCAACCACGCAATCAGAAGTGTATGAAGGTCGCTACTCTGCCGTGATTATGTTCCAGTTCTCCACTGGTGCGGCTTGGCTAGTCGGAGATCCTGTGTACGTCCAGAATGGCAGACTGGTGCGGACAGATGCCATGTACATGCACGTATTCTCCAATGCGGGTGGTGGGGCGCGCCTCGGCATGACGGATGGTGATGGACCGTTCCTACAGCAGTATGCTTTTCCCCCGGCTCAGCGAGAGGCATTGGTGTCTCAAGTTATCTGGGGTGGTTGGGTGACGACTTATGATGGCACTCCACAACGCGAATGGGCGAAACTTACAAGCCCACAGATGATGCCCACAAAGGGATATGTTCGCCCAGTCATTGAATTCGCCAGCAATGACGCAGGATTTGCTGCGGGCCATTTCGACGTAGTACGCATTGAACAGTTGGGCGGCACAACGCCAGAACCTGGGCCAGAACCAACGCCGGGAGAAGGTGTGGACTATGCTCGCATACGCGCCATCGTGAGGGATGAACTGGACTCGACCCGACTAGGAACATGACCCGACTTGCCTGGAGGCAGCATGGACTCGCAGCAGTTGGATGATCTGGAGGACCGTATCAGGGCCTTGGAGAAGGCCATCGCGCGTCTCGGCAATCCCGGCACGCTTCGCAGTTCGGAAGCGGTAACATTACGGGACTACTTCGATGCCAAGTTGGAAGCCAGCGATCGGGCGTTGTCATTGGCGAAAAACGGAATGGATCACCGTCTAGACGGGATGAATGGGATCCGCGAGGACTTGCGTCACCAAGCGGCGATGTTTGTCACCAAGAATGAAATATCCGCGTTGTTGGCACCTATCACTGCACAATTGGACGTGTTGCAGACGTTCAAGGACCAGTTGCAAGGAAAGGCATCCGCAGGCCAGGCATATCTTGCCTTGGTCCTCAGCCTCATCGGCATGGTAATGGGTGCAATCGGGTTGTTCGTGCGGTGATAATGGAGGAATGGACGACATACTAGACTACGCACCTTCTGAACTTGAGGCGTGCAGAAGGACTAGACAAATGAGCCAGCAGTATAACGGGAATGTACCATTGGAAAGATTGATCGATGCGCGCTTCAAAGCCATGAGAGAGCACATGGATGTGCGCTTTGATTCGCTAGGCGATGCATTCAGAGAGCATTGTGCCGACAATGACGAAGACCGCCGGGACCACGAATCGCGGTTACGGGTTGTGGAGCACCAGCTTGGAGCGCAAGGGAACCAAACCAAGTGGGGATGGGTAATGCATGGAGCAGAAGTGGTTGGCATTCTGCTGGCTTCTATCTTCGGCTTGAGGCAACCGTAGATCGTTACAAATGAAGGATGCAAAAGGATGACACTGTGATCTACGTCCGCTATTTCTGGGCAGTGTTGCGTCACAAGTGGTTCGTGTTCGTGGAATGCTGCAAGCTGGGCATTCCGTGGCTGGGCGTGATTCACGACCTGAGCAAGTTTCTGCCGAGCGAGTTCGTACCCTATGCACGATATTTCTATGGGGGCGACAGGTCCACGGCAGAGGCGACAGAGTGGTCGCGGGCCTTCGCGAAAGAAGCATTTGACATGGCATGGTTGCATCATCAGCACCGTAACAAGCACCACTGGCAACGCTGGCTGATGACGCTCGATAGCGCGCGTAGCGATGGCAAAATGTTAGCCTTTCCAATGCCCGATCGCTACCGGAAGGAAATGCTTGCTGATTGGCGCGGTGCCGGACGAGCCCACGGCAATCCAAACACTAAAGAATGGTATGAACAGCATCGCGAGCAGATTCGTCTTGATCCGGTGACGCGGAAATGGATTGAGGAGCGATTGTGACTGACCTCGACTGCTAGACACAATTCACATTGACTTCATGGGAGGACTAAAATGGACTTCGGTGGAAGTATCCTGAAGGAAGGACTGCAATACTTGGTCGCTGGGGGTGCGGCGACATTCGCGGCGTGGATACTCGCGCAGATCCCGGCCTACGTCAAGCTGGGCCACGTGCGGAAGTTGCTCGTCGCGTATGCAGCGGCGGTGCTGGTGGGCGAGGTAGCGTACTTTGGCATGATGGGGTTGCTGTACATCCCGCCGCCCGTGGGCTACGTCGCGTGGATCGAGACAGTGGTCGGCGTGGGATTCCTGTCGAGCGGGCTTAACCAGTTCGTGTACCAGACGATCAGGCAGGCACGCAAAGACAGGGACGGGCAATAGCAGAAGCCCCCGCTTGTGGATGGGCGGGGGCTTTTGTATGGGCGGGGTTACATCAATTCTTCGGGCCAGCCGTCCACGTTCTCACAATCCCAGTCGATGTCATAGGTGCTTTCGCCTTCGCGCCGCCAGCCGCGCCATGGTACATCGCTGTTGTCCTTGCCTTCCAGCAGCAGGTTGGGATAGCCGTGGCGGTCGCGCTGTACCCGGATTATCTGAACGTCCGTGAGCCCTGCCTCTTGCTTGATGATTTTCCGTGCCTCGTTGCTGATACTTGGCGTTGCCATCTCGCTTGCTCCTTTCTGCTAGGTACGATGCCCCCGACGGGGACTCTTGTATGCCATACAAAGTCTATCCGTCTAGTCCGTTGGGATGCTTACCCAGTAGGTACGCCCGTTACGCTGAATCGGGTAAAGGTCGATGTTTGTGGTGATGCGCTGTTCCTTAGCGGTTCCCTTGCCCCTGATGATTGTCAACTTGCGGGTGTTTGTCTTGCGGTCTGTGCGGGTCATTTTCGTCTCCTGTCGCTGAACCTTCATTCTATCTGATTACATTGTATCACGAAATCCTGATCTTGTCAATAGCCACTTTCAGCGACCTTGGGAATCGAGAAGGAGTCCGCGTCGCCCAAGCTCGCACCGTATCCGGTCCTCAAGCTGCGGCCACGGCAAGCGGTAGATCAGCGCCTGGCTGTGCAGGGCATCGTATGCGCCGCGTAGGTATTCGGGGCTCGATCCGCCGGATGCGGAGAACAGGGCAACGGCGGTGGAGACGATTCCGGCGGCGACGTCTTCAGCGAAAGTAGACTTCCAGTGTCACTGGATTATTCCTTTCTCCTATGGTTTCTATTCGGCGGTGGTGTCTAGGCGGCGGGTCATACAAATCTCGCCCAGCAATCCACCTCGCCATCCACAAACCAGTCCAACTCCTCCAGTCGTTTAAGATCCTCCGTAGACAAATCCAGTTCCTCGGGACTTGGCCCAAAAATCTCATCGTGTGCTGCTTCCACCCACAACCCCGGTACATAACGCTGAAAAATCTGCAGTCCCTCGATGACACTCGTTACATTGCCCATCACTCCTCCTCTCGTGCGGCAGACTAGCTCCGCCCTTCTCTCGAAATCTATCTGTCGGCTGTCTGTCTGTCCCAGGACTATCCCGACAGACGCGAACAGCCGCCTAGTAGGGTGGGGGAGGGGTCCTGGCATAATGCCGGACCCATGCCTCGCCGGTAGGCGACAGGTCCGGCGTCCCGCGTTCTGCAGCCGGCTTTACCCAGCCGTTGCGGACGAACCGGGTCCACATCGCCTTCCAGTCGTCTTCGTCCACGCCATTCCGCCGCACTGCCTCATTGTAGCTGAAGTTCCGCCCGTCTACAACAACCTTGCAGAACCGGTGCCACGCCGGAGCATCCACCAGCACCGGATGGTCGTGCAGCGTCTTGCCATCCCCAGCGTCAAGCGTTCCTTCCACCCGCCACACCACCTCTCGGATAACCTGCGGCTCTGCAACCGGGCCTTCATCGTCCATCGGCATCATGTCGCGGCTGTCAGCCCAGGTGAGCGGTGCGTTCGGGTTGGCGGCGTCGAGCTGCGCGAAGGGTGGAGGCCAGTTGACATTGCGGAGATGGGGTAGCAGATACCACACCACCAGGCCGACCATTCCTAGGAACCACGGCGCGGCCAGCAGGAATGCCCAGCCGATGAACAACCAATCTGCGTGGACGTTCCACCACGACCTCAACCCGGCGGCTCGCCACCACACGAAAAACGTCAGCAGGAACGAGATCAGGACGAGCAGATCCAGCGCACGTCCGACGGTCAGCGCCGTGCGCAGCGCGTTGCCGAGTTCGCTGCCCTCGTGGCGTGTGATCTCGATCTCGCCCCTGCTGCCGTACATCTATCCTCCTACCAGCTTCCTCAGTTCCGGCGGTGCATCCTTCACCCGCACCGGCACGTACCCATCACAGCGGCGATACCGCCTACGCTGAATGGCGAGCAGCCAGCGGATCAAGTCGGCGAGTGTTTTCTTGTCCATTTAGCTACACCTCCGTCCCTTGTGGTGGATGTCTGCGATGTCCGCCTCACGCTTGGCGCCGCACCCGTAAACGCATTCGTCGCTTCCTCGCACCATCCCGCGCGCGGCGTCCACGGTGTAGCGGCGGTTCCCCCAGGAGTGTTCGTGGTCGCTGCCCTGCCCGGGATTGTACTCCGCGTTGCACGTATTCGGCTGGAACAGCTTGCCTATCTTTCCAAAGATGCCCATCACTCATCTCCCTTCGGCAATTGTGGCAAGGCAATGTCAAACGCATCCACGCTATGCCATTCACCGTATACGTATACTTGGCATCCCATGAACACAGATTTGAACTCGTATTCTGGATGTGCTGTGGCGTAGTGCCGACAGTGGTTTGCTTCTCCCTGATTCGCAGCCCAGAATATCAGCACGAAGATCACCACAAACAAGAGAACTACAAACGCACCCCATCCAGCACCATCCTTCTTGTCATCTGTCAATGGCCTGGAACCCATTATAGCCTCCCCCCTTGTGCGTACCAGTATGCCCGCTGCAGGCTGAGATACGTTTCCTCCGCCTTGCGTTCCGCCACGGTGAAGCTCAGGTGATCTTCCATAATCTTGAGCGAATCCAGTGCTCGTGCCAGCGCCTCATCACCTTCCAGATACAAGGCTTCCTGCCTGTCGCGTTCGGCCTGGTTCTTGCCCGCGATCGCGTTGTTGTCGTATCCTGCCTGAATGATGTGGTAACGCAGTCGCTCCACCTTGGCGGTGGCCTGCGCAACTGTCCGGTTCAGGATCGCTTCCTCTTTCAGTAGCCGACCATACCGATCCACCGTGGAACGATCCAGGTCTTGTGGTGTGATGTACTGAACAATCGGTTTCGCGATGTAAGATGGTTCTCCTGTCATCTCAGTCCTCCATCATCTTCAGAATGAACTTGACGCGCAGGGATGACGAATCTGCCATAGTCGTAGCCCGTTCAGATACGGCGTGGTTGGCATCCCGGTGGCCCAGGCTGTACGCGATGTCAAGCGAGCGCCAGATCAGCAGGGGGGTACACTCTGCTGCTATGCGCTGTACCAGCGAGAGATCTGCATTGGGTACGAACTCACCATGTTCAATCTCTGCAAGTTCCTTGAGCAGTGCCAATTGCTCTGCCTTCACCGTTGTCTCCTTTTAGGTCGCTGCTGCTCTGCCGCCAAGTGCTGACCGTCCGCCGAAGCAGCGGGCCAGCACACCCGCCCTCTAGCTCCACCCGTCGCTGATAACAGATGCAGCAGCGTCGTGTCCTATCTCGGAATGCGGCCTTCCTCTACAGCCCATCCCCTGCAGAGCATCAGCGCATCGCCGATCGAGCCCGCGTAGTCGGCCAGGTGCCCGTCTGCGCTGCCGACGAGGATCGCGTGCGCCTCCTCGCTCGACATCTTGAACCCGCGAAGGTTGGCGTAGAACCGTTTTCGTGCCGCCTCATCCTCCGACCAGTGCTGCCCGTCGTCGTCCGGTTCCTCGGTGAAACCCGGCGGCGGCTCAGCTTTGTCTTTTGCCGCGATCCAGCCCAGGAACGTCCCTACTGCCATCTTCACTGCTGCCTTGGCGTTGCTCGTGTCCGCAATCCACGTCAGATAGGACGGGTCCTTCGCATGGATCGCCGCCAGCGTCTTGCCTCGGTATTTCTTGCCGAAGTCCAACACGTACTCGCCGGGGTTCGCCGTGGCGTTCGGTACGGGCTTTGGTTCCTCGCGCGGTTTGGATTCCTCGCGCGGCTTGAGCGGGATCTCCACCTTGCCTTCTTCCGTCCCTTCCTCAAACGGCGCATCTTCGCCCAGATCGTCACCGCCGGGGATGGCCCAGGTTGGCAGTTGGGGATCTTCCACCAACCGCTTGCGTTGTGCGTCGTATGCCACCCACCGGCGCGGCAGAGCATATAGGTATCGCCCGATGCCGAACTTGACCGCCGCCCGCTTGAGTGCATCGCTGTACGCGGACTTGGCGAGATTGCTTCCCCCGCCGGATGCTGAACTGTCGCCTACGTCCGCCTTGGTCACGCCAAGCACCGTCAGCCGGCATTCGACCACGAACTCGTCCGGCGACGCGGCGATGATTTCATACGCATCGCTCCACTCGCCCGGCCCTACGGTCCTGTCCAGGCGCTCCATCACATTGCGGGCGTCAATGAATGCCACGGCCAGAGCCTGCGTCTTGTCTTTGGATGTGGCCTGTGCCTTCCACTTGACCGCTCTTGCTTGAAACGGCCTCTTGAGTGCCTTTCTGAAATCGTCGTTCCATTCCATGTCTGTGCCTCCTGTCTTGAGACTAGAACGGTTCGGTGAGCGTTTCCTCGGTGACGCCTTCCATCGGCGGGATGCGCCCCTGTTCCAGCAGCGTCGCATACAAGAACCGAATGGCCCACACCCACACCCGGCTCTGCGAGTGCTTCGGCGCGGCGTAGCGAACGATGTGCTTTACCATGGCGGGGATCCGCCATGCGCCCCGGTAGATCACCGATGTGCGCTCCATCGCGGGGAGATCGTAGGACCCCCTTCGCCACGATGGCAAAAACTTGTCGATGTCGTTGATCATGTCCACCTCCTTGTTTCTATTGTATCACGAAACAGGGGGATTGTCAATATACTGTATCATGTAGGCATCTCCACGCCCATCACCTCGAACAAGTCGGGTGTGTGTGCCTTCATCGCGGCCTCTTTCAGGTTACTCACCAACACGTCAAAGTAAGACGGCTTGAGCTCGATGGTGATCGCCTTGCGCTTCAGTTTCAGCGCCATGTACGCCTCGCTGCCGATGCCGCCGAAGGGACTCAGGACCGTCTCGCCGGGGTTGGAGTACAGCTTGATGCACCGTTCAATGGTCCCTAGCTGCAGCGGACAGATGTGCTTTTCATCCCCGGAGGCACGGGCATCGTAGAACTGGAGGGTGTCTGTCTCGTTGATGCCGGTCCAGATCCCGTGTGCCCAGTTGATCCATACCTCATTGTCGAGCTCACCATTCTTGACGGGGTTGATCGGCACGGCATTGTCGCCCGGCTTGCGGAAGATGAGAATCTGATCGATCAACGCGGGTCGGCTGGCGCTTGAATCCTTGCGAAGCTGCACGAACAGCAGCGCCTGGGAATGCGTGCGGATCGCCTGGGCTTGAGGGTTTTTGTCTATAAACGCCCGACCATGAAACACCCAGCCCTCGCGCTCGTAAGCCCGGATGACTTCACCGGGAAAATCCTTGACTCCGATGTAGCCGTCTTTCTGCGCCATTGCCGGGATATCCGATGTGTGGACGCACGTCAGGCGCCCTGGCTTAGTGACGCGCAGCACCTCGCGGATGATGAAGGCATAATGGGAGAAAAACTCGTCCCAGTCCTTGCTGTTGCCCAGGTCGCGCTCGCTGTCGGTATAGGTGTACAGATCGGCGAAGGGTGGAGAGTACACCGACAAGTCCACACTGTCATCTTCTATCTCTGCAAGCCGTTCGTTCGAGTCGCCAAGCATTGCCGTCCAGCCCTCGCCGACGACCGTCTTGGTTTCGTATGGTGTCCGTTCTGGCTCGATCATCTGTAGCTCTCCTTCTTCGTAGGTTCGTATCTGCTCGATCAGTCTCTCGCGCAATCGGGCCGCCATCGCATCCTTGCGCACGATGTCCCGGTAGATGCTGGCTTCCACGTCCGACATGACGATATGCACGTCCACCGGGCACTCCTGCATGTAGCGCCATTCGCGGCGGATCGCCTGGTAGAATTGTTCCCAGGAGTAGGACAACCCAAAGAATGCCATCTTGTGCGCGTTCTGCAGGTTGAGCCCGAATCCGCCAACGCTACACTTTGTGACCAGTATCTTATGCTTGCCATCTTGGAAATCCTCAAACGCCTTTGCTTTATACTCGGGATCTTGATCGCCGCGCACTTCTACCACGTCAGTGAATGCATTGGCAACCATCTCGCTTTCCTCATTTAGCCCGACCCACACGATCCACTGTTCATCTGTCGCGTTGACCAATGCCTTAAGCACATCCAGTCTGGCCGGTGCGGTTTGACGACGGATAGCGGCGGCGTGGCGGATACCCTTGATGTGAGTAAAGAAAAGCTGATCCTCCGGCTGGTATTCTGCCTGGACGAACTCGGTGTGAAGCCGCAGCTTGGGCAGCACGAATCCGTCGTCATCATAACCGAGATCCGACGGCTTGATCAGCGCCACGGCCCAGGACGATAGCCAGCGAAAGAACGCGCCTTCAGCGTGATGCTTGAGCCGCCATTCCTGCCCGCCCTTGTTGGAACCCTTCTTGTGATACACCCTGTCGCCATAGACGAACGTGTGCTCCTTGTTGGCGTTGATGAAAAACATCGCGAGCATTTCCGCCATCGTGCAAACACCAAGGAACTGAGCGTGATTGCCGATCTCGGTATGGTCGTTCGGTGCCGGCGTTGCCGTGCAGCACAGGCGATAGGGAATGACCTTGCACAGCCTGGTGAGTCTCCTACGCGTCTTGCCGGAAATGGCTTTCAGGATCGAGCTTTCGTCCAGAACCACCGCCCCGAACGAGGCAAAGTCGAAGTGCTCGATCATCTCATAGTTCGTGATCCATAGCTTGTGCCCCGATTCCGTTTCCGACTGATCGCGAACATAGCGCACATCAAGATCGATCTTCTGTGCTTCCCTCACCGTCTGTCTCGCCACGGACAGCGGAGCGATGATCAGCGTGTTCGCTCCGAGCAATCGTGCCCACTCGAGCTGGATGAAGGTTTTGCCTAGCCCGGTATCGAGGAACACGGCGGCACGTCCCTTGTGAACGGCCCACTTGGTGATGTCGCGTTGGAACGGGAACAGCATCGGGTGGACATCCTCGTCATCCACCTCTATGCCGTATGCCACGCTTTCTGGCAACTTGCTCTTGAGAAATTCCTGATAGTCGTCCATCCTGTCTCCTGTCATTGATATTGCTCCAGCAATCCCCGCAGCGGGTGGCTCTTGAACGGCAGCGATCGCAGCCAGCGTACCACGTCCATCCCGTAGCGATGGATGTGCTCGGCCAGGACCCGTTCTCGCGGCGGCGAATGTTTACCCGCCAATCCCAGGTTACAGTCCCGGCAAAGCAGCACGCAGTTGTACGGCGTCATGATCAGCACTCGCCACGGTAAAGGCCAGCCCTGTACGTCGCGGCGAGAGAGCAATGCTTCGTGCATGTGCGGCGTCGCTCCATTCCACAATTCCCCACACGAACGGCACGCCATATCGCGATAGACGAGATAGCCCATCTTGAGCGCTTCGCGGTGGGTGGCTCCCACGGCGGGGAACCACTCTGCCAGGTCATCTGGCACCCACACGTCGGGGACGGTCCAATGCGTCATCGCTCGAACTCCAACCTGTCCCGAGCAGGTTGCGAGTTGATCACGTACCCGCGCACCGATCGCCAGCGCCAATGGAACAGGTGCCTCGGCAAGTCGGCGGGGATGGGATGGCACCCGTCGCGCCGACGCACGCAGTTGTCGCCGAACGTACCCGCATCCAGCGCCGGAAGATACATCAACTGTCCATCCGTCCACACTGCGAACAAATCGCCGCATTCGGCGTGACAGTACTCCTCGACCGGTAGGGCTAGCCACGCAGATCCCGGATCGTACGTCCCGCCGCAGTAAAGCGGCGTCCCCACAGTGGCGGTGTACCACGTGATGTATCCCCATGCGATCATCGGACCCTATACCGTTGGTATCGCCCGCACACGGTGCAGCGGTGGTATTCCCAGTCGCCCGCCGTGTAGGCGTATCTGAAGTTGCAGCGGTGCGGCTCCTGGTGCTGCTGCTTGGGGACTTTGCCCTGCTTGTACGGCCTCACGCTAGGCATTGGGATGCTTCCTTGCGTAGTACAACGCGAACAGTTGCAGATGCTCTCGCCCAGCATTGATGGCTGGTTGTCGATTCGGGAATGAATCGTGATACCAATCGTTCCGTCGCGCCGACATGTCCCGGTAGGTTGGATACACACGCACTTCCCACCGCCTCCATTCGGGTCCATGCTCGTTTTGTTCCACGGTCATTTGCGGCCCCTGGTCGGTATACCACCATACCTGGGTTGCGCTGCCGTTGGTGATGGCGTGCTGGACCCTATTGAGATTATCCTGATCGGGTGCGGCATTCTCAACGTCGGCGGCATTCTCAACGTCGTAGGCCATCGCGACCATCCAGCCACGGTCCCATGCGGCTGCTGTGTTCCAGTAGGCGTGACTGTAGGGATTGTCCTGCCGGCTGATGCCTGCGAAGTAGGCGTTATATCCTTCGTTGTACCAGTTCATGAGCGAGTCACTCGTCATCGCTTGCCTCCATTTGTGCTGACTACGGTTCTGGGTTCACCCAATGCACATGCTCGCTGCGGTTCATGCGCATAGCGCCCAGCTCCTCGGCAATCTCTGGCAGGTTGCGGGTGTTCTCCGCTATCTCGGCCAGCGATAGCGCGATGCTGACCAGTGCCTCAGTGCGGGCCTGCATGTACCATTCCAGGGCGCGGTCCTTGTGGTCGGCATCCCACTCGGCATTGGCCACGTCTAGATCGATTTGTGCCACTTCTGCGAGTTTCTTGAACATTTCACTTGCCTCCTGTCTTGGTGGATTGTATCACACATACATTGTATCACGAAATAAGGGGATTGTCAATAGTCTCCCACCTCGCAAACCAGAACGTCTTGCCCGCCCGCGTCCGCCTGGGCCACAGGTCCGCCTGAGTGAACTTCGCGTCTATCGGCATCACGTCGCCGTGTTCGGGACAGCGCCACACGCCATCTCGGTACGTCGCATGCTGGCAGGCGCGGCAGAGCGGGACAAGGATCCCCCACCGGCGTGCACGTCCCTCGGCCTCGTGGTCGCAGGCTGGACAGAAGCATGGCATTCCCTCAATCTTGTATGCCATACAAAATCATCCCTTCACAAGTTGCCCCAGCGCGAGCAACGTCCCAAAGTCCTCTGTGCCTCCGCCGTGCTTGGCGAACAGATCGTCGGGCTTGACGGGGAATGCGCATACCCGCACCTCGCATCTCGGCAGCGCCTTCGCCAGTCCGTGCCCAAGTCGCAATGCGTGCCCGTTGGCGTCGGGATCGAATGCTACCCACAGCCGCCGCGTGTCTGCCATCCACTTCACCCACTCACCGGGGAATGTCCCCCGGCAGCCCTGCAGGCCCACGGCGTTGAATCCGTATTGTGAGCAGATCAGCGCCTTCTTTGCACCCTCGACGAGCACGACTTCCGGGCCGATAGCGTGGGCTCGGACGAGCTGCTTGCCCAGGCCGGCGCGGTGTGGGCGGTACTTATTCGATGTCTCTCCGACGAGGCGGTGGACGATGTTCCAAAGCGTCTTGCCATCGCGCCGCCAGACGGGGATAGTGTAGGACGGGCGGTGGTCCTTGTCCGTCGGGCAAGCATAGCACACGCCCAGCATGAACTTGTCTACGTTCTCCGGCAGGATGCCCTCGCCGTGCCAGTATGCGCGGTCGGCATCGTCCATCGTCTTGTTGTAGGCCAGGTGGTCCTGGCACTGGGCCATCCATTCGAGCGCAGTCAGGCGTTCTTCAAGTTCCCGCTGCTTGCGTGCCTGACGTCGCTGCTCAGCCTCGATCTTGCGGAGCCGGATCTCCTCCTTGGTGAGCTGCACGGTGTCATCGTCTAGCCATCCGGTGTGAGCACCAGGTCGACAGAAAAATCCTCCATCGCTGAAAATCACGAACCCGTCTTCCGTCGCCTTGCCACATACCGGGCATGGCCCGTGCGCCTCGTCGCCAACGATGTCGAATCGGAACCCCGGCCAACGCCGCTCGGCGATCGCCACGGCTTCCTCTATCCCTGTCAGTTTCATCTCTGTGCTCCTTCTACCTCCACAATCCTCCGGCCAAGCCACTCAGCGACCTGGGGCAACACAGCGTTGCCTAGTCCTGTGTTTCTGTCCAGCCTACCGGGAAGCCCATCAACCACTCGACAAACTCCGGGTTGGGATGCCCAGTATTGGTGCAGTCCACTCTCCGCAATTCTTCCTGTAAGCACTTTCCGCCTGTTCCCGGCTTTCGACTGACGCCACTGTTGGCCCTCGGCGTAGGATACATTCTCACTACATCCGTCAACGATGGCCCGCCCTGTGCATTCTTTCCTCTTGGCGGTTGCACCGCCCTCGGCGTAGGCCAATATGAAGATCCTCTCCCTGATATGCGGGGCACCAAAGGCTGCTGCTGATAGCACTTGCCATTCCGCATCATACCCGCACGCGGCCAAGTCTCCGAGAACTGTTCCCATCCCCCGAACAAGGAGAGCTGCGACGTTCTCCACGATGATGTATTGGGGTCGTAGCTCGCGAATGATGCGGGCGTATTCTGTCCAGAGTCCCGACCGATCACCTTCGATGCCTGCTCGGTTGCCCGCGTTGCTGATGTCTTGGCAGGGGAAGCCACCGCAAATAAGGTCAACTGGCTCAAGGTTTCGTCGTCCGACATCTCGCACATCCTCATATCTAGGCACGTCCGGCCAGTGCTTGGCGAGCACCTGGCGGCACCAAGGGTCAATCTCCACCTGCCACGCGCACTCCATGCCGCTACGTTCCAATCCGAGATCAAACCCACCGATCCCCGCGAACAGGCTGCCGAATCTCATTGTCTCTCCTATTCGTAGAGAAGGGGCGGCGGCGTCGAATCCGTCTCGAACTCGGATAGCTTGAGCTCTTGCGGTGTGAAATGCAGCGCCCACGTATAGCTCCCGTCCTCCATCCGCTGTTTGTCCATCGCCAGGACGAACAGTTCGGGACAGTTGGCGAACGCCTTGCTGTACCCCGGTGGTTTGATCTGCGCGTCGTGATCTTCCGTCTTCCAGGGGCGCCACATCCCGAAGAACTTGTCAACGTGCTGCTCGATGGCAGAGGAATGTTGTGCGTTGGCCATCTTGGGGATGGGCGGTTTGAGTGTGTCTACTTCCCTGCTGGCCTGCACGTTGACAATGAGCGGAGTGCTTGCAGCGATCGCCAGTTCCTTGCTGAGCACCACGGTTTCGTTCGTCTGTTCCGTCCGGTTCGTGGTATGCCTGGACAACGGGATCAACTGTAGATAATCGAACACGGTGAGGCGTGGTTTGCGTCCGTACTTCCTGCGGATCGTCTCGAATGCTTGCCACACGGATTCCACAGTCATGCGTGGCGTCTGCTTGCCCGCGTTCCGCAGTGCGTGCCCGATCACCCAGATCGGCATGCGCACGCTGGCGACGGCATTGCGCCGCACGTCTTCCATGTCCACGCGCCCCCAGGCATAGTCCGTGACGGTATATCTATCCCCGGCGGCGAAGTAGGCCATCAGTTCCTCGGCGGTCTGTTCCCAGGTCACGAAGAACACGGCTTCGTCGTCCTGGGCACCACGTTGAATGATGTCCCTTCCGACCATCCGTGCCATTCTCGCGGCGAAACTACTTTTTCCATGGCCTGGGCGAGCGCATAAGGCAGCCATGTCACCGGGTCGCAACGGTATGACGCGACGGTCTATCTCCGGCACGCCGAAAGTGATGCCGGGGTCGGCCTTGATCCGTTCTGCGTGCTCGACGTGCATCTGTGCTAGATCAGCGGGTGAATGGATGATGAGGTCGATGCCATCGTCTACCATTCGATCAGCTTCCCTTTGCCGGACTCATTGCCCCATTCGATCAGTTTGGAAGCCGTAGGATCTGATAAAGTTCCTGCTAGGATACCGGCTTCTATCTTACCCAATGCTCCTTTGACGGCATTATGTAGCATCCATTGTCTGGCCATGTTCTCTGTAGCAACCTTTCCTGCTGCCCATTGTACGGAATCCCATAACTGTCTGGCGTCTATTTCATGGACGCGATTCAAATCATCTACTAGTTTGGGATCGACTTCAATATGACACATTGCTTCGGGACAATCTCCGAACATGTGTCCCAATGTAAGCGGCGTTCGTTTACCTTTCTTGATTATGATTTCGTGCGGATCCTCCACGCGTAGACCCACGCCGCAATGTGGACATGTACCTTTGGTATTGGGTTGCTTGGCGACAACGAACGATTCACCGCAGGCAGGGCATTCTGTTTCAGGATATGATTCGTCTACCCAATGTGCTGTCCAGACGCCGTGTTGATCTGGCCCTTTTCCATTATCGGAGCTGCGCGGATGCGCCGATCTGTCTGATTCTTGATAAACTGGATCTCGATCTTGTAAAGCTGGCTTTACATTATGTTGTAAGGCTGGCTTTACATTAGATGTATCACTGGCTTTACATCGTGGTCCAAGAATGCGATAGAGATTTGATGTGCTACCCCGGCGCTGCCAATCAATCAGCTTATGCTCATCACGTAATTCTTTGAGCCAAGTATTGATGGTAATACGACTGACGCCCATTTCAGCGGCTAGCCGTTCTTGCCCTGGAAAAATGCGTTCAGGACCATAGCTGATCAGCAAGCCATAAAGCGCTTTCAGTTTTGGTGGAATGTCGGGGTTGCGTAGCACTTCTTTTTCGATCATGGCGAAAGGGATGATGCGTTCGTCGTGCAGTGAATCAGTCATTGGCTGTATCTTTCATTGAACGAGCATGAGACTGTTTCGTGAGGAAATCTGTCATATACCCAAAAGCGCGTTGACTGTCGCCATAGTATTCTTCGGGTGTTTTTACGGCAATGATTTCATAGTACATCCAGTAAGCATAAATTGGATCTGCCTTTCTAATTTCCATGGCTTCGTGCTCGGGCAATGCGAACCATTCACCATTGACTCGAAACCGATGATAAAAAGAGTGAAGTGTTCCTTCCAGCCAAGATATGTCTGGTGCCCACCATACTGCCCACAGACGTGTTACAAAAGGCATTTTAAGGCTGATCTGTGGAAAACGGCGCAAGACATCTTTTGTGCGTCCGATTTTGTAGAATTTGCCTGCTTGAAGGAAATATATGTATCCTGGATTGGGGTTGAATTGATTACAAGTGAGCCATTCCTGTTCGCTGTAACCATCAAACACTTCATCTTTCCAGTGTTTCATATATTCAACAGCTTCCGTGTGGGGATCCATCATTTCCTCCTGCTGTTATGCCCCTGGCGGTTGTGGCCCGTGGCTGGCTAGTCCTTGATGTCGATGCACGGCGGACCTCGGTATGGGATTGGCCCACTCTTGGGATAGCCCTTGGCAGTTTGGCCCTGGCGACCCATCGACCCATCTGGTGCATATAGTGCGTTGCAATCTCGCGTTCGGCCTCTATCTGGCGCATGATCAGCCGCCGCAACTCGGCATTGGACAGCGACGTGACCGGGAAGAACTGATCGGCAATCTCGCTGGCAATCTGATTAGGCGGCTTATCCCACGGATGCTCGGCCATCACTCCTCCATCTCGCATACTTGGGCAAAGTCGTTCAGGAACATGACGAGATCCTGTATCTCGCGTTCACCCTTACAATCGCGCACCGTCGCCTTTGCGGAACGCCCATCCAGGCGAATGAAGGTATCGCATCCGCGAAAGCTATCCCACAGAATCAGCTCGGCGCTATCATCGTCAACCGCACGCAGTTCCCATTTCGTGATCATCTCCTGCTCCTTCGCTTCATGGGAAAGTTGTATGGCATACAAAAGTAGGTCACTGGCCCTTGCGAACAATGTCGTATAGTGGCTCTATCTCATCGCAGAATGCATCATCAAGAGCCCGCCCAAAATATAGTTCCGATGACACATCTTCATAACGCTGAAGAAATGCTTTGACTTTCTCCACAAGGTGCTTGTTCTGTTCTCGCAGCATGTGGATGGTCTGTGCCTGCTCGTCTAACGCCTTGCTTTGGATGTGCGCGATCTCGGCGTCCGTGGGTTGGTGTTCGTCCAGTGTGTGTGCCATCATCCTTCTCCTTTGGCCTTGGTGATGGCGGCGCACAACATCTCGGCATATCCCTTTTGCCGCAAGTGATAGTCGAGATCGCCGCCAGTGCCGACTTCGGCGTAGATGGCCTCGCACGCTGCCAGTAGATCATTCGCCGCATAAAGCAGTGTGGCATTGGCCTCAATCTCGGCAACGGTCACAGAATAATTTGAGAGCCACCCTTCAAAGGCGCTTGTCGGGTGCTTTGGGCGAAGGTCGGCGATGAGTCGGTGTTGACTGTCTACGATCAACCAACCCCAACGTTCCCATGGTCCTGGTGTGTGTGCCATGACTGCCTCCTTGAAAAACAAAAGCGCTCCTGAGCAACGTCGGTGGCCGGTGGCAATCTTCCAGTCTCAGAAAACGGCTACCGGCGCTGCTCAAGAGCGCCTTCACATCCGCTATTGTTGACTGGAGGGCCTGCCACAGCCCTAACGTGTACTTTCCCACGTCAACTACATTGTATCACGAATCGTGATGGTTGTCAATAACGAGTCTTGCCTTGGGATGCGCACGCGATGAATGGGTTTCACATCCGCCTTGGCTCGCACCTCGCAGCTGGGTTTCACTTGGGCCTTGGCTCGCACGTAGGACATGGGTTTCACGAACGTGCTGGCTCGCATCTGGACGCTGGGTTTCACAACGTCACTGGCTATGAAAACTCTGGCACCGGGACAATGTGCGTGTGGCCCAGTATCGCCTCCACATAGGGATCGCTCGTCGGCAAGCCTTCCAGTTCCCTCCATTTCAGCCACAGATGTGCCAGAAACAGCTTGGCGATCTTGCGCCTGGCCCTGGCGTCCATGTGTGCATTGCAGTACAGCAGATTGTAGCTCGTGTTCTTGGCCTTGCAGCCTGGGCAACGCTTGATCTCTGGATCGAACAGGGTGCCGCACTTCTGGCAGATGACGTTTGGATGGTTGCGGCGGTCCTCTTCCCGATAGCGATCGTACTCGTCGCGATAGACGGGCGTGCGTTGTCTCACGAACTGGTCTGCGATGCGCCAGCAGATCGACTTGAGCGTGCGATTGTAGGACAGTTTCTCGCCCCGTCGCGGCTTGTCGATCTCACCGTCTATCACCGCCCAGCCTGCGAACCGCCACAACTTGGAGATGGTGTCGAACTTGGTGATGTCGTCGATCTGCGCCAGCAGCTTGGCAGCGTCTCCGCCCGCACCGCAGCCCTTGACGGATGTCACCCAGTCCCAGATCGGGCCGGCGGTCGTGCCGTATTTCACCATGTCCTTGCGAGCGATTTCCATGAACTCTTCCAGGTGGGTGAGCTCGATCATGTCCTGCTCGAACTGGGCGTCATAGTTCGACTTGCCGGCCTCGGCAGACTGGCGGCGCTTGTCGTGTTTCTGCCAGAGTTGATTCAGTTCGTCCCACCATAGGTAGGACTGCCACAGTCGTGCCAGTTTCCGTGGCTTGGGATCCGGTCGTTGGTCTGTCATTTCATTGCTCCTTTTGCATCCATTCCTTGGGTTTCACATGCCGTGTGGCTCGCATGATCTCATTGGGTTTCACCGCGCCTCTGGCTCGCACGATCTTATTGGGTTTCACCGCGCCTCTGGCTCGCACCTGGAAGATGGGTTTCATGACGACGCTGGCTCGCACTTGGAGCATGGGTTTCACAACATACATGGCTCGCACTTTTCCGTTGGGTTGAACACCGGCCATGGCTCGCACGCGGCGCTTGGGTTTCACCGCATACCTGGCTCGCACTTCGCCGCTGGGTTTCACCGCCTTGGTGGCTATCCGGCGATCTCGTCTACGATTGCATCACACACCGCACGCACTTCCTCCCATGCAGCACGCGCGTCACCACCGCCGGCCCATATTTCGGCGCACCTGTTGCGGATGTGGCCGGGCACATACTGCATCAGCAGCCGCTTGGCGTTCTCTACCGACTCGGGCGTCCCTGCCGCGACATACTCGTGTTCGGGTAGGAGCACGTCATCGTCTCCTGGCAACATCGGCTGTTCATCCTCGTCTTGGACGACAGCAGTGTAGGCCCTCATTTCCATGATACGCCCGTTGCGCTCGATCTGCTCCTTTCTGTTGCGGATTATGGATGTGACGACGAGTAGCCCTCCATCTGACAACACATCCTTGTCGGATGGCATCACGTCCTGTGGCGAGTGATTCGCCGCTCGCAATGCAAGCGCACGCTGTGCGGCTTTCCTGGCGCCTATGCCTTTCCGTAAAGCCATGCTACCTACGTCGTCCCTCGTTTCTGGTACGGCCTCGGCGTGTAGTGCTTCCTCGGCCCAATCCGTCACGTCGATCACGATCTTTACTGGATCCATGTAATTCTCCTTTCGATAGGAAAAACAAAGGCCCGCATTCGGTATCTCTAGACTAGTCCGCCAGGAGAGTCAGAGCGTCATCCGAATGCGGGCCTTCGCCCACAAGTGCGATCTTGTGACAAAAAACTCTGACTCTAGCTCGGCGGACTAGCACTTACATTGTATCATGGATGGCATCGGTTGTCAATCCCCCGTCCACGTCTGCCTGCTCCATTGCCTTTCATGTTATCGCACTGCCACCAGAATGAAGCCGGTGATCAGTATGATCAGCAAGACGAAAATCAGGAACACCACCAGCGCCATCGTAGACTCGGTTTCCCTATCCATCTTTCTCCCCTTTCATGGAAGTAGAACCATTCCCCAGCCGTAGCGATCATCCCATCCCGATTCGCCCAGGTCGAGCGCGTGCACCACGAGCCAGTCGTAGGCATCCTGGCCCGTCCATCCGGGGTGCTCGCTCAGCACCACCCCGAACGCGCCGGCAACGTGTGGGGCCGCAGCAGATGTCCCGTTGAAGTAGCCCTTCTCCGTCAGGACATTCACCCCCGGTGCGGCGAAGGCCATCGTGTCCCCGCCCCAACTGCTCGACCACGACCCGCCACTCACAAGCTCGTAGTTGGGATGTAGCGCACTTATCGCCAGCACGTTCTCGACGCACGCCGGATACTGTGGTAAGGTATTGCCTGCATTACCGCGAGGTACAACGACCACGACGCCTGCATCCAGCGCATCCCCAATGGCCTGCGCCAGATAGGGCATGGGCGACTGTGTGCCCATCTCCAATAGGGCTATCTGAGCACCGTTCTGGACGGACCATTCCAAGCCTGCCACGATGTCCGTTTCGTAACAGGCTCCTGCTTCCTCGTCACGACAAACCTTGACCGCCAGAATGCCGCATTGCGGACAGACGCCTGCGGTGGCAATGTCATTGTGCGGGGCCGCGAGGATGGAAACAACGTGCGTCCCGTGGGGCAACGACGTGGAAACGTTATCCCCGCCGGTCATGGCGTTATAGGTTCCTACGATATGTGCGGGAGGATCGATCATCGATTGCAGCCCGGTGTCCAGGTCGGCAATGATCGCTCCCGGCGGCTCGGCTGGCTGTAACGGAACATTGACGTATTCCGTGTGTATCGCCCATTGCCTACTGTACTCAGGATCGCTCGGCAACAAACGCGGCGGTGGCTGACCATCCCAATCTCTGACTATCGCCGGAAGGAAGATCGGAGAATCAAACGGGTAAGCGATAGCCAGCCTGGTCGTCTCGCGCCCAGCCGATGCCAACGCGACGAGGTGCGCCTCCTCCGTTCCCGGTGCGACGCGCAGTAACTCCCAGCGTCCGGCGTCGCTGCGCACGGCGATGACGCCGGGCTCGTACCCGTCCTGCGCCAAGGCGCGCGCGCACAGCAGCACGGTAGCGATGATCGCGGTCAGCAATGCGCCCCCTGTCAGCAGGATCGCCACCGCCTTCCTGCCCGCCCTGTCCCTGGTGCGCTCGAATTGAATGTAGTAGTCGTCAAGTCCCCTGTGATTGCTCATTCCCTGTCTCCTCTGGCGCGGATGGCGGAGCGATAAGCCTCCCAGCCCAAGAGAAACACCTCATCGTATGTACCATATTCGGGTTCCGCATCAGTGCCGCCAATGCGCAACGGTTCTGGTTCAAGAGTCGCGCATGCCTTCCGCTCGGCGGCGACGGCTTCGGCGATGCGATGATCAATGGCCTGCCATACAAGTTTTGTTAGCCAACCTCTGCGCTCAAGCGCTTCTAGATGCTGTGTGCTACCATCCTTGCGCTGGCCCTCCCAATAGCCGCACGAAGTCGCTACTTGAATGAGATCCTCAATGCGCTGTTCAATCACCCCATCCATGTCTCATCTCCTTTCTTACCGCTGCTACTGCTCTCGCCACAGCACGTTCAGCGATCGCCTCTGCCAGCTTGCGAATGGCAATCGGGCAACCCGGTGTGTCCTCGGAATCGGTGCAATCGGGTAGATAGCACCAGAAGCATTCCAAGTCCTCGTCCGCCAGGACGTAGCTGTGACGCTCGCCCTGGTGAAACTGACGCTCGGTGACTGGATGGCGGGGCATTAATCTTCCTCAGAGAGAGCGGACAATGCTGCTGCTGAATTCGAAGCCCAAGCGTCCACAGCCTTCTTCATTGGTGCAACAGATACCGCATAGTCTTGTGGTCCCTGTGCCATCAGTTCAACGATGTGCAGCAGGATCCTCATGATGAGAAGCATGCCCTGTAGATAGATTTTGTCCATCATTCCTCCTCGCCGGGCAGCGCCCACACGATCCACCTGATGATCTGGTTCCAACTCACACCACGCATCTCCCGAATCAGATGCCAGATTTCGTCTGACTGTGGGGCATCAGTGCCCTTGCGAAAGGCGGTATGGATGAGCTCGCCCAAACAGCCCTCTAGCTGCTCATAGGATATGCGCTCCCCTGGCTTCATCACCCCTCCTCTCGGGCGGCTGTAGATCCTGGGATCTATGCCACAGTCCCGTTCCGGCATCGAACATCTGGGCACGACCCTCGCGGATCGCTTCCGTCCAACGCGGACGGACCCAGATCAGTGGTGTCCACCTATATCCCCGCCAATAACAACGGGTCCTGACAAACAACTTGCCAGCCATACTGGTCCATCGCTCGAAGTTGAGCCAGAACATCACTCCTCCTCTCGGGCGGCCTCTGGCATTGGCCTGCCATATGGTCGACCCCTTGCACGCCGCGCCCTCATCGTGGCCTCACTGGGGCGCAACCCGCCACCGGGACAGCGCTTGCCATTGCCGCCCAGCTCCATCACGTGGCTATGGAAGCGCCCACGGCTGCCCAGCGCAATCACGCGGTTACAGAACGCACATGTCCGCTCCCCAAAACGGTGCTTGTTTGCCATCATTCATCCTCCCGATCAGTGACTTTGGCGAACCGCTCAAACTGTTTTGCTGCCTTGCCGCACGCCGCAGCGAACGAGAGCGCCGCAGCGTTGAACCGTTTCGCTATCAGGCGCAAGCGGAGATACGCGGCTGCTTCTAGTGGTGTTTTCATTTCACCCTTCCTTTCGAACAGCGTCAACTTCACTGTCGTCTATGAAATACTCGTCCGTGTTCATGTTGATCAGCATACCCATCATCACGCGCTCTACGTGGCGCAAGTCGGATCGTTGAAGCGGTACGCTATGCACGATTTCTCGTGTGTCGAGACGACGGACGTGTAGATAGGCGACGGGTTGAGGTTTCATCTTATGAATCTCGCCGTGTCGATGAACGTGTATGGCTCGTAGAATCGCTCGAACAGCGTGGTATAGTTCAGCCCGGCGTACTGGTTGAGCTCGGGCGTCCGCTTCACTTCGAAGTGAAGGTGATCCACGCCACCAGCATTCCCGGTGTGGCCCTGGGTGCCGATCACGGTCCCGGCCTTTACCGCATTCCCCACTATTACGATGAAGCGATACAGGTGCGCGTACAGCGTCCACGCCTTCCCGCCGCTGACAAGCTGATGCTCTACGACCACGTAGTTCCCGTAGCCCGTCTCGTCATAGTGGATCCATGTCACCACGCCGTCGCCCGCAGCCATCACCATCGAGCCTTCTGGCCCGGTGAAGTCAACGCCGGGGTGGGGGACGCCCTTGTATGCACCGCTGGCATATAGCTGCCCGAACTTGAGGTAGGGCGTCTCCTTGTACTCCATCGGGTAGCGGAACGGGACGCCGCCGCTTCCGTGTCCGGCGAGCAACTTCCGCACCTCTTTGACCAGCGTCAAGCTCTCGATAGGATCCTCAGCCATTGTTTTCCTCCAGTCTCCTGAATGTGATTGCCCAGACCCATGGATTTGCGTTCCAGCCCAGGCCGCGCTTGGCGTAGATGGCATCCCATAGATCGGCGAAGTATGCTGTCAGTCCAATTCGACCTTGGTGGATGAGCATGGTTCTTTCAGGGTCCGCGAATACTGGTTCTCGTACATCATGCCAATGCTCCAGTACGTCGATGCCTTCTGCCTGGGCATCTTCATTGCTGATCTCCTGCACCTGCTGCACCCGCATGCCCGTCACTTCTAGCGTGATGCGCGATGCCCAGCGAGGCATGAAAAGCGGAGAGCGCCAACGTGTCGGAGCTTGGCCTGGTTCCCAGTGATAGAGCTCATCTGGTCCCTCCATTAGGCCGGCCTCCATTGCGTCGTCGGAGGATTGGATCCACAGTCGCTCAAACATTTTCTCGTCCGGCACATCGAGCCATTCCTGACGTGCATAGTTATCGGCTCGATAATCTACAGCAATACGGCAATCGTCATCCCAGGCACCGATGCGCCAGCCCTCTTTGACCCACAAGTGATCGCCGATCGCGTAGGGACAGCACTCGAGAATCTGCGCTCTGGGGTCACCCTTATGCGGGTTATAGATCGCACTTTTCCACTTGAGCGTTGGCACGCCATCGATCCAATGGCACTCTGCAGGCTGCGGCTTGATAGGTCGCCGGTCCTGCGTCTGTCTGCCTGCCAGGATGGCCTGTACGGTCTGTTGATTACAAATCAGTGGATGCTCTTTGTATGCCATACAAAATCTCCTCTCAGTCTTCCGCGAGCGTCCCGCCGAACTCGTCCATGAGATGCACCATGACCTGCCGGTCGGGAAGTTCCTTTCCGCCCCTGGGTGGCACAAGTCCCGCATCGACTGCGGCGTCGATCTGCCCTGCCGTGGTGAGCCGGACGAACCCACGCCCGTCCTGTATCGTCGTCACGGGAAGAACGCGGCCTGTTCTCAGCCATTTCTGTATCTGCCTGCATGATCGCGTGATGCCGTGCTGTTGGGCCAGGTAACGCCGTGCTTCAAATGTGCTCATCAGGTGGCGGATCATCGTCCCTCCACATCCAGCCACTCATAGAGCCACCGGTACAATACTCGCTCTACGAACGCCGCCCGACGACAGCGTGGGTTGCGGCATACCTCGAACTCGGCATTGTGGCGCTGTTTGCAATGCGCCGCAAATGCATGCCAGATCCACATCTGTAGCCTATCACGTATCATTCTGTTCCTCCCTCCACATGATCGCCGTCTCATAAAGCGCATTGTTGTCCCCGTCATTCGCTTCTGAGTACCACGCCTCTTGGAATGGATGGATCGTGTCGTCTTGGAGATATTGTGCATACGTCATCCATTCGAATCGTCCATCTGCCAGTGCGACCACGACCGTGATGGCACCCCGCCAATGTGCATATTCGGCGGCTTCGCTTTTTGCCGTGGAGTAGTCCGTCGGTTTGCGAATCATCGCGACTTCGCCTGCCACACGTCGGCCTCGTTATCGCACCATTCCAAGAACTCGTCCATCACCGGGGCCGAGAGCCAGAACTTCGGTCCCACCATCAATTGGATGCCTACCTGGTCAGGCAGGAACGTAACCATTACGATATGGTCGGGGTTGATCATGATGTCGCCCACGCGAAAGAATGCGGGGCCTGCATTGTACGTCTCGATTGCCATCCCTGCTGGAATCAAGTCCTCCATCCCATACTCGCTCATTGTTCTCTCCCTTCGTATTCCCACCGTCCGCCGGATACACGGATGCTGCGGTTCTGCCCGGCGGTCATTTCGATCCGCTTGTCAGCTTCCAACTTGTCCAGCCAGTAGCTCACGACGCTGGTGCTAGACAGACCTTCGACACCATCCATGATCTCCTCGAATGATGGTGCGCACCCGTCGTGATCCCGCTTGTAATTCACGATGAACTTGAACACCCGTTCCTCTACGCTCATGGCTCCTCCTGGCTATGTGTGAGACGCCACACCGTCGGCATCTCCGTATCCGGCACCTGGATCGCGGACAATTCGGCGATCACGTCATGCAACAACCATATCACCGATGCGAAGTCCAGGCCGCATTCTTTGCACTTTCGCGACGTCAACTTGCCGCCACATGCCGGGCAGGCCGGCAGCAGCTCCGCATCCGGCTCCTCCGATCGTTCCCGTTTCACCTCGTCGCTGACTTCCGTCGTGTCTTCCAACTCTCCCGCCATGTAGCGGCGGACGAGCTCCAGGCGTGCTTCTAGTGGTTCGATGGACGCGGTGATCTGGTAGACGGTGAACGGCACGCCTTCGATCCGCGATTCATACGGGAACCTCGATGCAACGTGCTTCCACTGCGCAAGCGTGTTGTAACTGTTCCCCAGCAGATCGACATACTGCGCGTACGTTTCGCCATAGTGTTGCTCGCCATACAGGATCAGGTCACCGATGAACAACTGGCGGCTTTCCTCCTGGCGGCCCAGCGCCTCACAGACCATGCCGTAGAGCTCCAGGGGCATCGGTGCGTCTGCCAGCACGCGCAGTCCCGTCCGCGTCCGTTCGACGTACTGGCGGGCGACTGCTGCGGGTTCCTGCAACACCGGCACCAAGCCGTTCTCAAAGTCCCCGCCGACCTGCGGCTGCCCGTCCGGCGGGTTCACCATCACGGAAACAAAGCCTCGTTCCGTGTCGGCCCACGACGCGCCGCCGAAGTCCTTCGAGCGCTTCCAGTCCAGTGCGTGACCAATGACTTGCTCTACCCCCAGCTCCAATTCACGAAGCTCGCTCACAGCAGCCCCATCCTTGCCATCAATAGTACCGTGGCGAGCAGAACCAGCCCGACTACGACCGCACCCCAGTTAGCTCTCGTCTTCACTTGTGCGCTCCTTTGTCAGCATGATGTCGTCCAGCAACCCGCGTTGATCTGCCAGTTCCGCTAGCTCGTAGAACAGCGGATAGCGGCTGACGACATCGTAAATAGTCAATTCTGCTAGCTCCTCTGCTTCTTGAACCGCAGACCAATAGGCATCCTGGGCCATTTCACCCTGTGGATAATAGCCGCTCCATATCGCGGATTCGGCCTTGAGGAACATTTCATGTTCTTTGTGTGCGCGGCGCAAATACATGCGCAGGATGTTGACGAGATGGGTGTCCGTCAGCAGGGAGATGGGCGTGCGATAGCCCTCTTTGTCCGTCCAGACTGGCTCGTCGGCAAAAAGGGGATGCCGACGAATGGCCTCGACGCGCGCCTTTGCCCTGTGGCGCAGCCAAGCATGTGCTACCTTGTCCATCACTTTCGCCATTGTGAACTTCGTCATGTCCCTTCCTCCTGTCCATACAGTTCGTCCAGATACTTTCGCTGTGCAACGAATGCGAGTGCCATCGCGTCGCATTCGTCATCGGATGTGGATGGCCTACCGACCAGTGCACCAAACAGCGCCTCGTGGTATAGGCCGTGCTTGCTCACATTCTCCTTTGAAACGGCCCCGGCGGTGAAGCCCCACACCTGATCCGTGTAATAGCTGGCTGCCAGGAGTACGGCGTACTCCACCGCGCCCATCCGGCGATCCGTCGTCTTGTTGCGATGGTCGCCCGTCGGGATCTCGTATGCCACCGCGTCCGGCAGCCATGTGCTGCAAAGCTCCTCAACACGCTGGCCCAGTCGTTCTACCCGGTGCCACCATTCATCGCCAGAGAATTCGTCCGTGCCCCCGGCGATGTGATCGAATTTCATTCCTTCCAAGTCAGCCACGGCCCAGCCAAGTGCGACCGTGGACGGATCAAGCGTGAGAAGTCTCATGTTGCCTCCAGGGTTGCAGTGCTGAACCATCCTCAAATCCAGGCAGCGGGTCCATCACCTTGCGCGGCGGCGTATCGCAGTGCCCGTGGTCGCCGACGCAATACGGCGCCTTGATGTGATGGTCGTTCTCCAGGTGGCGGCAGAACGCCAGCACTTGGCCGTCATGGAATGTTTCATCACAATGCTTGCAGTGTAGGGTCATGTCGCCTCTCCGGCAGGGTCTTTCTCTACAAGGCCCTGAAGCTGATCAACCTCGAATGTGACAGAAAGGAAGCCGGATGCGCCAACGTCAATATCCGCTCGGGATGCTTCGGGATTATTGGCGAGTTCCCACAGGCGTAGGCCACTTTGGGAGCTTCGTAGGCGGTAGGAATGGGTCTCCATTTGGTGAAAACGGGGGCGGTTGTGATAGCGCCGATTGAATGTGACGCACACCCTATCATCATGGTGCCCAATTTCCATTTTCAGTGCAATGCCTTGAACCTTGCTGTTCTTTGCCATCACTTGTCTCCTTCTCGTGGATCCGAGCGCATCCCATCGGCATCATATTGCGCGATGGTCATCCCGTTCAGCCGCCGGACTTCACGCTCGCTGGCCTTGGCGCGATCTACCTGCGCCCGCAACTTGCTGACAAAATCTGGCTCGTTGAAAACTGGTTCGCCGTCGGCCTGGAGATCGAACGTGCCTAGGTCTATGCGGCGGGCCATATAGGGCATCGAGTCTGGATGAATGAACTCCACCCCGGTGATGTGGGAATGCCCATTCGTGCGCCGGTAGTGGACGATGATGCGCTTCGTTCCCCATCCCAGATCGAGCGCGGCGGCGTAGAATGCGTGCCGGAACTCGTCTCGGGAAAGGTTGGCGGGGAGTCGCTTCGCCAGTTCAAGCTCAAGATTTGCCAGTCTTACGGTCGATGGTGTGCTGTGCATTTCCTGTCTCCTGTCTAGTGAACCTTCATTCGGTACAGTTACATTGTATCACGAAAACAGGATCTTGTCAATAGGCAGTTTCATCGAATTCTTCGACCGGACCGGCATCTGTCTCGGCGATCCACTGTTGCTTGACCCATCGGCCAGCACCCAACCGCTCGTCGGCGGGATACCAACCCCACGCAGCCAATTCGGGATCACGATAGGCGAACCACCGGGGGACGGAACATGCCGCCTCTACGGCCTCAGCCAGCGTTGGGTATGCGATGTGCCTCATGATGCCTCCTGTACGCCGACAACTTGGCGCGACACGCTTTCAGTGCTGCGAGGCTGCCCGTTTTCGCGTATGCGTTCCACTGGCGATCAGCAGCCTTGCGAAGTGCCAGGGCGGTGGGGCAATCGAAGTATCCCGGCACGCAGCCGCAGGGGAGACGGTCTGAAAGGTTCATGTGTCTGCTCCTTTTTGTATGCCATACAACTTTACGGCCACGGGCTCCACGCCCACGTCAATTCGTACCGCGCTTGCTCGTCTGCCGACAGTTCCCGCCACGCCACGACCCAGGTGTGGACCCGCGATTCGCGCGCTACGTCTGCCCCCAAGAACACGGCCCCGTCGATCTTGGCCCAGATGGAGGACATCGGGCGATTGGTGCTGGCATAGACGTGGACGTACTTGCGCCGCGCTTCCTCGCTTATCTTGTAGAATGCGCCATCCATCCCCGTTGGCTCGGTGTCGTTATTCCCAAAGAAATCGGGGTGCTGAACGAGGTGCGCGATGCTCCTGCCTCTGATGCGTAACGCGGCGATGTCGGGGTGCTCCATCAGTTCCCACCAACGCGCCATTCTGTGCTCGTCGCCGTGCCAGCCTTCGCGCCATCGCCCCGGCTTGTACGCGGCGGAAAAGTCTGCGAGCAACCAGCCTTCGTCCTGACTGTACGCCATCTGCGGGAGGTCGTTATATTCCCAACCTGCCGCGTTCAGCGCCCGAACCGCACGCTCTACCAGCAGGAAGGCGTCGAGTGGCGGCGTGCTGATCACGTCCTTTCGCTGAGGCCAGAAGTAGAGGCGTGGCATGACCAGCCAGCGCCTGTCGCGTTCGATGACGCACCAGTCCCGCAGGAATCCCGGCGTGCCGGTCATTTCCCGCAGCACCTTGTCCTCGTCCGTGCTGACCCGTTCCTCGGCGTTGGGGAACGGCTTGGCATCTAGCGGCTTCCAGACGTATTGCTCGTCGGGCGTGAGCCAGCAGCCGCCGGTGTGTACGCCGTCCGGTAATCCGTCGGGCCGGATGCTCGTTCCCATCCAATGAAAGCCCGGTCCCGGCGCGATCCTGCCATACTCAAGCGGGTAAGTCGTCATGTTGTCCCTCCTAGTATTCGTAACAGACGCGGAACCGTCCGCTGTGGATGCCCTGCAGCCGCAATGCTTCTGCCTGGCAGTCCACAAGCGACCCGCTGTGCCAGTAATTGGCGTATCGCGGAAACCACGTGGTGAGCATGTACTCGACGTGGTGCTGATGCTCCATCCACTGCGGCGCCCGCCGGTGCGTGACCTTCTGGTACGCATCTGCCAGCATGCCCCAGGTCGTTGCTGCCGACCACGCACCTTCCCTGTACCCGTCGAGCGCGTGGTGAATCTGGTCCGCCACGGCTCCCTGTTCCTGTTCGACCCAGTAGACCGGCATTCTAGCCTCCTATGCTTCTATCTCGAACTCGTCAACGATTGCACCATGCTGACCATACACCGTCACCCATACTCCCCACTTGGTACGGGATAGTTCGATATCTTCCCCGTGTACTGCCTTTGCCATCTCTCGGGCCTCGGCCTCCAGCTCGCGCCAGAGTAGATCGGGTGTCTTTACCGTGAGAAGCATCGACTATCTCCAGTTGTGGCCGATGCGGCCTGCGCGCTCCAGCCGTTCCAGTGCTTCCCGGCTCAGGGGAGCGTGCTGCAGATAAGCCTGATAGAGTCTGTCGAGCGCCTCTTCCTCAGTCTTTGGCTCGGTAGGAAGTGGGCGATATTCTGGCTGCTGATTGCGCGGTGCCTTCCAGATCATCGTGTCCCTGCCAGCATCTTCCAGCCCCATCTCTGTCAGTGCTGCTCTCTGCTCGGCATCCGCCGTATCGACATAGAGGGTGTTGTAACGAGGGCTGAGTCTGATATTGAGCTTGCTGAATCTCGGGTCATTGCTGATTTTCGCTGCCATCTCTTGCTTGTCCATCTCATCATCTCCTGTCTGAATGTTTGTTCGCTACGACTACATTGTATCATACAATCCAAGGTTTGTCAATAGCCACTTTCTTGACGGGACCGTCTTTCCGTGGTACAATGAAATGCGATGGGATTGTGCCCCCATCCGTGCTCCTTTCGGTGGGGGACGGGGTTCCTGTCCCCCGTCCCCCACGCCCACATTGGGGTTGTATGTCATACAAATTGTTCGGAAGCGCAATCAACGCGCATCGAAGTCAGGCGCCCACCGTGTCCAGGCGTATCGCGGTGGGCGCTTGTGTGTTTTCGTACTTCTCTCTCCTTTCTCAAGCCGGAGGAGGGACGAGCGGCGTCCCTCCTTCCGGTGATGTGGTGACGTGATGATTGAATGGCACAACGAAAAGCGCAAGCTACGTGACTTGATTCCCTGGGAACACAACCCACGCGAGATCAACAAGGCGGAGGCCGAGCGGCTGGGCGATTCGTTGGCAGAGTTTGGGCAGATCCAGACCATCGCCATTGGGCCGAACGATGAAGTGTACGACGGCCACCAGCGCAAGGCGGTATGGTCGCTGCTCCCGCAGTTCGGGCCTGACTACGAGGTGGACGTGCGCGTGTCGAGTCGCCCGCTGACGGACAAGGAGCGCCAGAAACTGGTCGTATACCTGCACCGGGGCACGATGGGCCAGTGGGATTGGGACGAGCTGGCGAACACGTTCGAGGTGGATGAGCTGCTGGAATGGGGGTTTGAGGAGACTGATCTGCAGCTCGATTGGGGCAAGGATGTCGAGTTTCCTGAATATGACGAATCGGTAGAAGATGAGGTCGAGTGGATTGAATGCCCGGAGTGTGGTCATAGATGGCCCAAGTAGACTACAAGGCCATTCTGGACGAGGCCTGGCAGCAGCACCTTGCACCTAAACAATTGAATGCACCGACTGTCATCAGCACCTTTGCCGGCTGTGGTGGTTCATCGTTGGGTTATTCGATGGCAGGCTATCGCGAGCTTCTGGCTGTTGAATGGGACGACAATGCCGTGGCGACATTCAAGCTCAATTTCTCTGATGCGCCTGTCTATCATGGTGATATTGCCAAGCTATCTGTAGAGCAATGCCTGGAAATGGCAAGCATCGAAACTGGAGAGCTTGACGTATTGGACGGTTCGCCACCATGTCAGGGATTCAGTACAGCAGGCAAGCGCATTCTGGATGATGACCGCAATCAACTCTTCCGTGAATTCGTGCGCCTGCTTCGAGGGCTCAAGCCGCAAGTATTTGTGATGGAGAATGTCAGCGGTATGGTCAAGGGCAAGATGAAGCTTGTCTTTGCCGAGATTATGCGAGAACTGAAAGCAAGCGGCTATAAGGTGCGTTGCAAGTTGCTGAATGCGATGTATTTTCAGGTGCCGCAGAGCAGGCAGCGACTCATCTTCATCGGTGTAAGGGAAGACCTGGATAAGAGGTCGAGCTATCCAAAGGCGATGAATAGAATCATTGCTGCAGACAGAGCTATTGCAGGAGCTACAACAGATTCATGCGGGCAACCAAAGCTCCCTTTGGTTGCCCGCATGGCAAGAGTTCGACCTGGAAGCAATCTAGGAAAAACAGAACATACAAATGCTCATTTTTCCTACGTTCGGTGTCCGATAGGTCGACCATGTATGACTCTACAGAAGTCGATTTCTTTCGGAGGAATTACCATCTGGCATCCAACTGAAGAACGAAACTGCAGCATTGGTGAACTGAAGCGCATTGCATCCTATCCTGATGAATTCGAGTTTGTCGGTCAGTACAAGAATGCTGTCAATAGAATGGGAAACAGCGTTCCTCCTCTGATGATGCGGGCTATTGCTCGACACATCCGAGGTGCAATCTTGGCGAAGGGGTAGCGTGGCTGAGCACAGCAACGGCACAAATGGCACACTCGCCAGCAACCGAGAGGCGATGGACCGCTTTCTCGACCGCCTCCGCAACAGCGGCAACGTGCGAGCCTCGTGCAAGGCGGCGGGCGTACCACGTCGCACCATCTACAACTGGCGCAGCAAGTGGGTGACGTTTGCCGATGAGTGGGATGATGCGCTGGACGACGCGTGCGACATTCTGGAGGCCGAGGCGTGGAAGCGTGCTGTTGATGGGCAGAGTGATCGGCTGCTGATGTTTCTGCTCAAGGCCCATCGGCGTGCAGTATATGGTGATGTGATTCAGCAAGAGCAGAGTGGTGAGGTGACTGTGCGTTTCGTTTCCAATGTAGACGATGACAACCTATGACATCGCGTACAGTTTCTACGGCGCCAACAGGGAAGCGATAGAATGTCCCGAGCCCGAGGTTTTGCTGATTGGACCGGCAGAAACCGGCAAGACGATCGCGCTGCTGTGGAAGTTGCATCGCGTGGCGTTCAAGCATGCACATGCATCGCTCATCATTCTACGCAAGACGTTGACTTCGGCTTACTCTACTGTGCTCGTCACATTTCGCGAGAAGATCCTGGGCGACAATCCGCTGGTGTCAGCCTATGGCGGAGAGAAGCCGCAATGGTTCGACTACCCCAATGGCAGCCGCATTTGGGTGGCGGGGATGGACAAGTCCACACGCATCCTGTCGGCAGGACACGACATCATCTATGTCAACCAGCCGGAAGAACTGACACTGGACGAATGGGAAACGCTCACCACGCGCACGACGGGCAGGGCCGGCCACGTCCCACATCCGCAGACCATTGGGGATCCGAACCCATCCTATCCATCGCACTGGATGTACACGCGCGAATCGATCCGCCGCTTCTATTCGTGGCACAAGGACAACCCAACGCTGTACGATCCGGCAACGGGCGAGCTTTTGCCGCAGGGCGAGCGGACGTTGGGTGTACTGAGCCGGCTCACCGGCGTGCGGCACAAGCGGTTGTTCAAGGGCCAACCCGCGCAGCCAGAGGGTGCCATTTACGACGAATACAGCGAGGGCATCCATCGCATCTACGACGACAAACTGCCACACTTCCGGCGATTCGTGGCCGGGCAGGACTGGGGCTATCGCAACCCCGGTGCGCTGGGCCTGTGGGGCCTGACGGGCGACGATGACATGTACCTCGTGGCGCAGTATTACCGGACGGAGAAGCGCGACGACTGGTGGCTGGAGAAGGCGCTGGGCCTGCAGCACGAAGTGCAAGAGAAATACGGACATGGCATCGAAGCCGTTGTGTGCGATCCATCCGAGCCGGCCTACATTGACAAGTTCAAGGCGGCGGGGCTGAACGCGATCGGTGGATTCAACAGTGTCGTACCGGGCATCAATGCCGTCAAGAAACGACTGGCGGAGCGAGGGCTGTTTTTCGTGCGTGATAGCCTACGCGAACGGGACGAGGAACTTGCGCTGGAAAAGAAACCGACGTGTGTCGAAGATGAGATCCCGTCCTACGTCTGGGCAGACAAGACGAAAGAGGAACCCGTCAAGGAAGACGACCACGGCTGTGACATGATGCGCTATGCGGTGGCATACGTGGATGGGCTGGGTGAGCAACCAAAGCGTCCGATCAGGAGCATGAGGCGATGAGCGAGCAACGGATTTTCACCGCGCGACAGGTGGCGGCATTCGCGTCGCGCTACGCGCTGGCAATGATGATGGGGCAGCAGACGGCCTATGCGGGCAGCAGAAAATACTATTCTATCCTCGGGTACCCGCAAGAAATCACCATAGAGGATTATTGGCAGCGGTACGACCGGCAGGACATCGCAAGCCGCGTGGTGGATCTTCCTGCGATCGACACGTGGCGCAACCCGCCGATGGTGAGCGAGGATGGCAACGATGAAACGCCCTTTGCACAGGCGTGGCAAGAACTCGTGCGGGCCAAGAGGCTGTGGGGCTACCTGACGCGGGCGGATCGGCTGTCTGGTGTGGGGCGGTTCGGCATCCTTTTGCTTGGACTGCGCGATGGCGGCGACCTGGAAAAGCCGGCCAGGAAGCTTGCCAATGCCGATGGGCTGCTATACCTTCGCCCATTCTCAGAGAAGCGCGTCGCGATCAAGACGTTCGAGGAAGATGCCAAGTCCCCGCGTTACGGTCTACCATTGTTGTACGAGGTCGAGCTGGGTGAAGGGACGGACAAGACGCTAGTCCATTTCACCCGCATCCTGCACCTGGCGGAAGGCAAGCTATCGAGTGAAGTATATGGCACGCCGCGGCTGAAGCGCGTATTCAACCGCCTGGACGATCTGATCAAGCAGGTCGGCGGCGGCTCGGAGGCGGCTTGGCTCAACATGCGGCACGGCCTGCACATCCACCCGGCGGAAGGGTATACGATGGACAACATCTCCGCGACGGATCTGGAGGCGGAGATCGAGCACTACATGCACGACATCATGCGCGTGTTCCAGATGGAAGGCGTAGACGTGGACACGGTGGCAGATTCCGAAGTAGTGGACGTATCGCCGATGTTTGACATCACGCTTTCGCTGATCGCCGCAGCATCGGGCATCCCGCAGCGGGTGCTGATTGGTTCGGCACAGGGGGAGCTTGCCGCGGCGAAAGAGGACATGAGGCAGTGGGCCGGCGAGATCGCCACGCGGCAAAAGACGTATGCCGAACCCGAAATCTTCCGTCCGTTCGTGGACATGCTGATCGGCCTGGGTATCCTGCCGGAAGTGGAAAGCTACGACATCGGGACGCAGAACGATGATGGCGAATGGGAATGGCCGCCGCTCGCGCAGCAGACGGCGGAGGAGGAAGCCACGATCCAGGAAACCAGGGCCAACGCCGTCGCGCGCGTCGCTGCGGTGAGTGCATACCCGCTGACAGACGGCGAGACGCGGCAGATGCTGGGCCAGCCGAAGGAGCGCCCGGAAGATGAGCCGGCGCCAGAACCGCCCAAGCTGCTCCCGCCGGGCCAGGAACCCGCGCTAGATGCGGTGGACGTGGTGATGAACAACGTTCGCTCCGGCTCGGTGGATCCTGACAAGGCATTCGCCTTCGCGATGATGACGTTCGAAGACTTGCGAGGGAACGGGCATGGCTGATGATTTCGATGCCTATCGCCGCGGGATCAATGCTGTGGTACGTGGGCTGTGGTCGGGAGTTTTGGACTACTATCAAAGCTGGGATGCTCTGGAGTCGACGATTCGCATGGGCATTCCGAAGGCGTTCTATGAGGGTGCGGCTGAGATGGGCATCCAACCATCTGAACTATCGCCGACGGAGCGCATGGAGATCGAGCGTGCGATCATGTCCGAAATGGGCTATATTGACGGACTACTCACGGCGGTCGAGGCGGGCAGCAAGGAGAACGGCGGCAAGTTAGGTACTCTGATGAACCGGGCGGAGTTGTGGGCCAATCGCTACCGGGACGTGGCGAACCGGGCAAAGACGATAGTTGGCGAGGACAAGAAGCTGAAATGGGTGCGAGGGCCAACATCGGATTCTTGCCAAGATTGCATTCATATGGACGGAAAAGTCAAAAGAGCTTCGCAGTGGGAAGCCGCCGGGATTCGCCCACAGAGCCTGGATTTGGAATGCAAGGGGTTTAACTGTCTCTGTACTTTTGTGCCTACAAATGAACCTATGAGCAAGGGACCTTTGCCCCATTTGGTAGGAGGATGACGATGGTTGCGGAACTAACGCTGCAAAACAATGGAGGTGCGCCGGGCACGGCCAGCATCTATGGGCTGCTGGTGGAGCTCCGAACGTGCCAGGAGGCGAGCAACGAGCGCCGCAGGGCGATGCTCCTGTCGCTGGTGGACGATCTGGAACGGGAGGACGGCTATGGCGATCTTGGGCGACCACCGCGCACGGCACAGATCCGGCGGTGGTGGCGGGAGATGGGCGAGCCTGAACTGACGGGAGGATGACGTGAAACGAGAATATGTGCAACTGCTGTGGCTGCTGGTGTTGACCGGCCTGGCGATGCTGGGCCTGTCGGGTGGATTGCTGCTGCGTCCCGATTTCGTCACGTTCGCGCAGAGCCCGGTGAACACGCCGGCGCATTGGTACGACGTGTGCCCACATAGTCCCGACTGCTCGCCCATTCAGTATCCACCGCAAGAGCCATATCCCACGGCGACGCAGTACGTGCCGGAGGAACCATACGCGATACAGCCGACCTACACACCGATGCCAGTCCCAACGTGCAGACCGACAGAGACGTGTGAGCCGGACATCCCACCGACGGCGTTACCAACACTCACGGCAGTACCGACCAATACATTAATCCCGTCGCCAACACCATACCCGACGAGCACGTCGTATCCGCCACAACCGGCGGATTGATGAACCGCCCCCACGGTGAGGGGGCAGAAGGAGACAATAGGAGGACAACAATGGCAGTATTGGACGCAACGGATAGGCAGCGCATCTGGCGCGGATTGATGCGCTGGTTGAGCAAGCAATATCGTGACGAAAAGCCGAGCTACCTTCAACCAAGCAAGACAGAGTGGTATCAGGCTATAGTCGCGGCAGACAACTGGGCAGAGGCCGCTGCACCCAGTTATGTGAGCGCATTGCCTGAGCCAGTTAGAACGCAGGCTCCTGCAAATATCAAGGCGCTGCTCCTGATCTGCGTGCTGATAATGCGGTATACGCCGGGGCTGAAGTCGCTGCTGGTCAGAGTCTTGGGCCAGGAGGTGGACTGATGGCAAGCGGAAATACGCTGCTCGAATGGGCTGGTCAAGCGAATGAACCGCCAGCCTCCAACCCAATGACGTATGACACGCGCAATCAGCATCCGGTGTACGACGCAGATGCGGCGACAGCAGAACGGCGTGTGGTGTCAGGGATTATGCCACAGCACTACGACGGCGGCGGCATAGATGTGCTGGTGCATTTCAGCATGAGCGCCGACAACAATGATGCGCATGGTGTGCGTGTTGCAGTGGCGCTTGAGGATGACAGCGCACAGGATCTCGATAGCGACAGTTTTGCATCTGCACAGGAGGCCACCGGCAATCCTAGTACCACGCTCGGCGTGGAGACGGTCGTCACCGTGTCGTTTACTGATGGTGCACAGATGGATAACGTCGGCGCAGGCGACCGCTTCCGGCTATACATCGAACGCAATGTCAGCCACGGCGACGATGACGCAACAGGTGATGCCGAGTTTGGGCCTATCGAGATACGCGAGTCGTAGGAGATAGCGCGTGGCGCGACTGTTCGTTCAGGCATCAACCCAGCAAATATACGTTACGAGTACGGTAGTAACTGGGCCGCCGTTCACGATGGCGTGCTGGGTGAATCCAACGTCCATTGCTGCCAACACGATGAACGTGCTGGCACTCAGCGACGCCAGCACGACGAACAACTTCTACATTCTGGGATTATATGCTGGTGGGGGCGTTGCGTCGGCTGTTCGCGCATTGGCGTTTGACCCCGCAGCGCAGGCGTATGCACAGGTTGCCGTGGAATGGCCCACTGGACAGCCGTTCCATGTCGCGTATGTAGAGGCGTCCAGTTCATCTCGCTACTGCTACTATCAGGGCAGTCCAAGCATCGAAGAAACAACCAACGTTCAACCAAGCGGCATTGATACAGTTTCCATTTCAGGCCGTGTGCGAAATGGTGCGCCGCGAGATACGCTAGATGGTGCAGTTTCTCACTTTGGCTTGTGGAACGTCGAGCTTAATGCCGTAGAAATAGCCGCCCTGGCCGCCGGTGCGGATCCGCGAATGATTCGCCCGCAATCGCTCGTCGACTACTGGACGCTAGTTCGCACCGACCAGGACATCGTGGGCGGCTACGACATGACGCCGGTGAACGCCCCAACCTGGACGGACCAACCGGGCAAGGTGTTTGGGGTTGCGCCGGTGCATGTGGGACTGGGCACGGCGGCGGGCGGGGCGACCTATGACGAGGCGTTGACGCTCGCAGAAGGCAGGAATTTGCAGTCCGTTGGGACAGCATCGGCTGTGACGGCGGCATCCTTAGAGCAAAATGAGATGCTCACGCCGGTGATACAAGCCCTAGCGGACGCACAGGAAACGTTGTTACGAATTGGCGGATTGTCTGCTACTGCTGCGCTGGAGATTGCACTTGGCCTGTCGCTGGGTAGGACCGCTGCTTTGCAAGCTGTGATGCAGGCGCTGTCGGCGGCCACCATCGATCTATCGAGGGTGGAGGAAGCCGCATTTGTAGCCTTGGCGGTAGCGGACGCACAGATCGCATTGCAACAGACGCACGGCATCACGATCAGCTCGTTACTGGCAGTCATCGACGTGGCTCTGTCGTTGGCACGCTCGGAGTCTGTGGACGCGACGGTGCAAGCACAAGCCGTGGCCCTGCTATCGATGCTGGAAACGGAAGGGCTATCTGCGTTAGCTACGGCAGCAGGGCAGGCCATTCTGTCCCTGGCGCGAACGCATTCATTCACGGCAAGCTCGCTGACGGGGCTGATCGAAGTATCGCTGACATTGGCACGGTCGCTGGGGTTCGCCGTGGCGGGCCAAGCGGACGTATCAGCGGCTGTGTCGCTGTTACGAGCGGAAGGCATCGAAGCGTCTGCCGTCGCCGTGTCGGATGCGGCGATTGTGTTGGATCTGGTACGCGCGATCGACGCTTCGACGGGGCAGGAGTTCGACGTATCGCTGGCCCTGGGCATCGCGCAATCGCTGGCGTCAAGTTCGCAGCGAGCGATCAACGTCATTTTCGCATTGGAGGAAAGCCGCGACGTCGCGGCAGGTGGAATAGCAACAGCAGAGGGAACGCTTGCCCTCACGGAAGAACGTGCGATCGCGCTCGTAGCGGCGGCCATTGCGGAAGCGGGGCTGTCACTGGATGTAGTGGAAGCGATAACGCTTTCATCCACTTTGGGCGTCATTGTCACGACGGCGGCGCGAACCTATCTCGTGCCGGCGGAAGATCGAACGTACGAGGCGCCGTCGGAAAGCAGAACGTATGTTGTCCCGGCGGAGATTCGGACACATGAATCATAGGAGGATCACCGTGAAGGCAAGCGAATTTCTGGCAGCATTGAGAAGGATGGCGAAGCCCATTACCGAGCATCGGACGGAAGGAATGGGCACCCAGGCCGGCGTGGTGAGTAGGCCACGCGCAAGCATGCGGGAACGGCGTGCAACGGAATACGCAATATGGGCGTATAGTCCCGTCCCACTGGCCCAGGTCGTGGAAGCGGCGGGGGACAAGGCGCTGAGACTGCGTACCGTGCAGCGTGACGGCGTAGCGTGCGTGCCATTGCATGAAATCGGCAAGACGCTGGGTCGCGAGATGGTGGAGCGACTTCGCCCGCAGCCGATGTGGATGGATGTGTGCCACAACATCGTCGTGAACGAGGGGCTGGATCATTCGCTCAACGTCCACTTTCTCGGTTCGTCCTACACCGCTGCGTGGTACATCGGCCTGACGGATGGAACGCCAACGGGTGCGGCTGCGGACACCATTGCATCGCACGGTGGCTGGACGGAAGTCACCGGGTACAGCGAAACGTACCGGCAGACGTTGACGCTCGGGGCTGTGTCGAGCCAGAGCGTGAGCAACACTGCCAGTAAGGGGACGTTCAGCATTTCTACTGCTGTCACCGTCGGCGGAGCGTTCCTGATCAGCGGCGACGGCGGGACGGCCAAGGGCGGCAGCACGAACGGGACGATGTACGGTGTGGCTGCGTTCACCGGCGGAGATCGCTCGCTGGCTGATGGTGACTCGCTCACGGTAACGCTCACGCTCTCGGCTGGGACCGCGTAAGGAGGCGGCTATGCCGCGTTCATTTGACATCGATCCAGACGACTTGAAGGATTACAACTGGGCCTTCAAGGACTGGCTGCCTTCGGGCGACACGATCAGCTCGTTCACGCTCACGGCGGACGATGGGATCACGGTGGATTCATCGTCCGTCAACGCGGCGGCGAAGACCATTGATGGCGTGTCACACCCGGCGAACACCGTTGTCACAGCATGGGTGTCTGTCGCACAAGCCGGAGTCAACTACAACATCACGTGCCAGATCACGACGGCGGCGGGTCGGAAGTGCAGCAAGACGCTGACCTGGGCCGGCAGGGAAGAATAGGAGGATACCATGACGAGACGGTTAGACTTCAACGGGCGTTGGCAAGGGCCGCGAGACATCGGGACGCGGACGCTGGGCACGGCATGGCGCGACATCGGGACGGCGGTCAAGGTCGGCGGTGCGACGATGATCACCTCGTTCCTGCGCGTGCAGATCCATGCGGGTACGGCCTGCCGTTTCCGGTTGCTGGGATTGTACGATTCGGCTGGATCCGCGTTCGGCATAGGATCCTACGAGGCGGGGACGGGCACGATCGCCGTGAATGATCTGATCTACCAGCTTGGCACGGACGCAGACCAGAATATCGCACTCAACTGGCCGCTGTGGGGAACGACGCCGTTCGTAAAGTTACAGGGTCAGATCGGTGCCGGTAGCGCAACCTACGTGTCTGATGCGCAGTTCGTGACATCGTTCTGAGGTGCGAAGGATGATTGTGTTATCTGAGAGGCGGCGGGATGGATAAACTGCAAATGCGACTGCGATTGATGGATGGCAAAGGAAAACAACCCGCCTACGACGCCTTCGCTGCTTCCATCGTCCACGCCTACGAGCCGGCGAGGCGGGTGCTGAGTAGCTATACCGGGGCGCTCGTGCGGCTGCGCCGTGCCAGCGACAACGCCGAGGCCGACTTTGGTTACGATGGCGATGGCAACCTGGACGTGGCAGCTATCGCAGCGTGGGCAGGCGGGGCCAGCTATGTTGTCACAGTCTACGACCAGGCACCGGCAGGCGACGACGTGACGATGGCTGTGGCGGGCAGCCAGCCGCTCTACGTGGCGAGTATCAAAAACGGACACGCCGGGCCACAATTCGATGGCACCGATGACTCTCTTGGTGGCGCGTTCACGATCGGCGGGGCGCTGTCGCAGCCGTGCAGCATTTTCACGGCAGCACAATTGGATGCCAGCGTCGTCAACAATGATATTGCCATCGTGCTGAGCACGGCGGACGATGTGGTAAATAGATTGCAACTATACAAGGCAGCAGCGGCCTCTCCGGACAATTGGAGCTTTTACGCGGGTGCGGCGATTGACGCGGGCGATGCAGACGCGAACTGGAATATCTGGGCCGGGCTGTTCAGTGGTGCCAGCTCGCAGCTTTGGATCAATGGTGCTAGCAAGGCGAGCGGCAATGCTGGCGCGCAGAACCCAAACGGCTGTGTAATCGGCAGTTTCCCGACTGGGATCAACGCGCATTGGAAGGGACCGATTGTCTCACATATCATTTTCGATCCCGCGCTCTCGGATACAGATCGCCTGGCGATGCAGACGGCAATCAATCGCTACTGGAGCATCTACTAATGGCAGAAATCACGTTCGACTCATTGGAAGAGGCTCAGCAGCGCAGCCGAGAACTATGGGTAGCGATCCTGGGGCGAGAGAAGCGCCCGGAAGATGTCACGGAATTTGCGTATCGCGCTGTGGACGCCGCGAAGCCGTACATTATGATACAGAAACGCGACGCCATGCTGGATACGCTCATTCTCCAAGAGGAATTGACTGCCGACGAACTGGCGGCGCTCGTGTCCGTCTACCCGGTGTGGGCAACCGGGACGGCCTACGTCATCGGCGATCTGGCGAGCTATGACGGCACGCTCTATCGCTGCGTGCAGGCGCACAGGTCGCAGGCAGATTGGACGCCGCCGGTGGTCCCGGCACTGTGGGCATCGACGGTGCCCGAAGGCGTGATTCCCGAGTGGGTGCAGCCACAAGGTGCTCATGACGCCTATGCGCTGGGCGCACAGGTGACGCACAACGGATACATCTGGGAAAGCACGATAGCTGCCAATGTGTGGGAACCTGGAGCACCTGGAACTACGGGGCTATGGACCAATCTAGGGCCTGTGTAGGCAACATAATGGCTAATGTGATGTTGGTAACTGGAATCGGTGCAAGCGGGACTTCGTGCGTGGCAGGATGCCTGCACAAGATGGGCGTTTCGATGGGCTTGCACCTGAGCACGCACCCGGCGGGTTTCGATCTGTACGAGGACACTTGCCTACACGGCATCTTCGGTTTGCCGGAACCGAAGCAGCGGATGGCGCTCAGGCGTTATGCCTTGACGCACTTCCGAAGTGACGGGCCATTCGGCGCAAAAAACACGTTATTGTGGAAGTCGTTCCCCTGGTCCCTGAACATGCTGCGCGATATGGGCCACGAACCGCGTGTTGTCGTCTCTCATCGCACCTTCGAGCGCAGCGTGCGAGGCAGGATGGAGGGCCGGTGCCCGCCGGGGCGGTTCTATGATCGCGATGAAGCAACGGCCTGGGCTGTGGAGGCGTACCTGGGACTGCTCTCAAGTTTGTATGGCATACAAGATCCGGTCCTGCACGTCAGTTATGAAACGCTGCTGGAAGATCCCGCCGGGGAAGTGGGCAGGCTGGCGGCGTTTGCGGGGGTGGATGTGACGGACGAGGCGATCGCGCACGTGAGGCGGAACTAAAGCCGCCAAAGGAGAGACATGGCTAACATCGGCATCGTTGGGTTCGGTAAACTAGGTTGTCCTATCGGCGTATCCTTCGCCTACAAGGGACACCGGGTGCTGGCGTACGACGTGATAGTGGAGAATGTGATCTGCAAGACGTGGCCCTGGCAGGAACAAGGCTACGATGGGCGGACGTTTGACGAACTGCGCCACCGGGCCAACATCGAATGGGCATCGGTGGAAGTGATGGTCCATGAATGCGAAGTCATATTCGTGGTCGTACAGACACCGCACGAGGAGCGATACGAAGGCATCACCCGGCTGCCGGATGAGCGCGTGGACTTTGACTATTCCTTCCTCATGGATGCGGTGGCGGATGTCGCAGTACAATGCGTGATCCAGCGATGTCACCGCACTGTCGCCGTGGTGAGCACGGTCCTGCCCGGCACCATCCGGCGCGAGATCGAACCGTTGTGCGGAGAATGGGTGATGCTGGTCTACAACCCGGCCTTTGCGGCGATGGGCTACGCGATGCGCGACTACCTGAATCCCGAATTCGTCGTCGTCGGGACGCGGGACGGGTTGGAAGATGAGACGATGGCGGCACTGTGGCAGACGATGACAGACGCGCCTGTCTTAATGGAAACCTACGAGACGGCAGAAGCGATCAAGGTGCTGTACAATACCTACGTGACGAGCAAAATCTGCTACGCCAATGCCGTGATGGAAGTCTGTCACAAGATGGGGGCCCATGCGGATCGGGTGACGGATGCGATGGCGCTGGCAACGCGACGGATCACGTCTTCGATGTACATGCGCGGTGGAATGGGAGACGGGGGCGCATGCCACCCCCGTGATCTGATTGCCTTGTCCTGGCTATCGCGTGAGCTAGATTTGTCCTATGACATCTTTGGCACCTTGGCGATGGCGCGCGAGAAACAAGCCGAATGGTTGTGCAACCTCGTCACCAAGTTGGCAAAAGAACGCGGCCTACATCCATTCATCCTGGGGACGGCATTCAAGGCTGGCACGAACTTGGAGATCGGATCGTCTGCGCTATTGTGCAAGGCCATTCTCGAAGAGACGTGGGGTAAGATCGGGACGTGGGATCCAGTCATCGAATCCTCAAGGGCTAGCCTTGAAGATTCGCCGCATGTCTACCTGATCGGCTGCAACCATCCGAGCTTGATCGTATATCCCTATCCACCCGGTAGCGTCGTGGTGGACCCCTGGCGCATGATTCCCGACCAGGCAGGCGTGACGGTATTGCGGGTGGGCGGATGAACATCCTCGTCACGGTCCTATTCGACCTGGGAGGCGACTTCGAGACGATAGGCGAGATCCACGATCTGTGCAGCGCATCGTTCGAGCGCAACCTGCAGGGGATGGACAAGCACGTGGTCCTGACCGGGCAGATCCGCGGCGGAGCGGGAACGGCGAAGGAGATCCGAAACTACCGCTATGGCATGATGCTGGCGGACGTGTGGCACCGCGTGTATCGCCTCGTCCGGCGGGGTAACGACGTAATGGTGGCGGACGGTGATATTCTGTGCGTCAAGCCCACGCCCTGGCCGGAAGCCTACGAGTTCCGCATGTTCAACCTAGCGAATGCGCGAGTGCCCTATGCCGCGTTCCCCAAGGCAGCCTACATGCACAGCGGGATACGGCTGTTACCGGCATCGCTTTCTCTGGAGACGTGGGCCGTCGGTGCGCAGCTTGTCGAGACGTGGGACTATGGATGCTGGGCCTACGACCAATACGTCTGGAACCGCATGTACTGGATGCAGGATGGCAAGCGGTTCGAGGATGCGGCGAGCTATTGTGACCCGCGCTATTGCTGGTGTACGCCAGTTCAATACGACAATCTTGGCGTACCGCGTTCGGATGCCTACATCATCCACTACCACGAGACGCGGGGCATGCAGATGTGCCTGCGGCAAATGAGGCACGATGCCTGAGAAGATTCTCGATGCCGGCGATGCTCAGTTCCGCATACGCGATGGGACGCTGGATTGGGAGAACGTGGAGGAGTACAAGACTGGGCACTGGCGACTGTGTGACTTCCGCCCGGCGGATCGTTGGCTCGATGCGGGCGCCAACATCGGAACGTTCAGCGTCTATGCAGCCAAGCAGTGCGAGTATGTCGTGGCGTGCGAGCCGGAGAAGGACAACTACCGCATGCTACTTGCCAACCTGACGCTGAATGATGCGCGGAACGTGAACCCGCTACCCTTCGCCGTGGTCGGGAATGGCGATCGGGACCGCGACTTTTACTTGGAGACGCACAAAAACAAGGGAACGCACTCGCTGTTCAAGCGGGCGTCCCACTTTCAGAAAACCACCGTGCAATGTGCCGACATCAATGCACTGCTGGAAGCGAACCGGATCGACTGCATCGAGATGGACGTGGAAGGCGCGGAGGTTGAGCTGATTCATGCGATATGGAACTGGGAACCGATTCGCCAGTTGTATGTGGAATACCACAACTACGTGCTGAAGGACCATGACTTGTCGGGTCTGGCGGAGATGATGGCGTTCCTACGCGAGCGATTCGATTCGGTAGAGATGGACGAGGCCAACGAGCACAAGCTGTGGAAGATCATCGTTGCCAAGAAGGGCCCGGGGCAAACCGAGGAGGCATCATGATGGACAAAACGAAAAAGGGGAATCAAGCGACTATTACTGTGTCTGGAGTTACGTTTTCGGCCAACCAAGTCAAGAGCGCAACTGTGACTATTGATGGGCGCGATGTTTATATCGGTGAAAAGGAAACATCTCGGACGATGGGCTTTCCCGGGCAAAATGAACACGCTTCAAAAGAGGATGCATCATAATGCGCCGTGCTGAGCACGTCGTCCTGATCAATCCGCCGTCGCCCTGGCTGATCTCCGATCGCGACCTCCCGCCCTTGGGCCTGCTGTATCTGGCGGCGAGCCTGCGCGAACACGGCGTCTCGGTGGAGGTGTGCGACCTGGCGGGGGAGGACGTGGAACGATCCGTCATCCCGACCGGCGACCTGTATGGCATCGGCTTCACCACGCCGCAGTACGGCGTCGTCAAGCGGTTGGTGGACATGCTGGCGTGCCGGCAGAACGCCTACATCGTCCTGGGCGGACCACATTGCTCGGCGCTTCCCGTCCGCACGCAGAAGGAACTGGAACCCGACCTGCTGCTGGCCGGCGAGGCGGACTGGTCGCTGGTGGACTTCGTGCAGGGCCGCGACAAGGCGGCGATTCCCGGTGCGGTGTACTGGGATTTGGAGCGGGACGGATGGAACGTCAACCCATTGCCCGTCGTCCCGTTCGACATGCTCCCGATGCCCGCGCGCGACCTCGTGTACTTTGACGATTACGCCAAGATCAAGACGTTCACCTCCTTCGGCTGCATGCGGGAAGCGTCAGTCATCACGGCGCGCGGATGCCCGTATGATTGCGCGTTCTGCGGACAGCGGTGCATCACCGGCGGGCGGGTGCGCTATAGGACGGTGCAGCAGGTCGTGGACGAAGTGCGCCTACTCAAGTACCGCTATGGCGTGGATCAGGTGAACTTCGTAGATGACACGTTCAACCTCGACATGTTTCGCGTCGCGGACTTGTGCGAGCGGCTGAAGGGGATGGATGTTGTGTGGCACTGCCTGGCGCGGGCGGACCGGTTCACGCTCGACACGGCTCAGCGATTGTACGAGGGCGGGTGCCGGAGCGTGACATTCGGCTTCGAATCGGGCAGCGACCGGATCCTTGCGGCGATGAACAAGCACCTCACAGCGCGGCGATCGCTGGAAGCAGCAGTAGACGCAAAAGCTGCGGGCCTGGCAGTGCGAGCACAAATGATCGTCGGCTTTCCTGGCGAGACGGACGAAACGGTGGAGGAAACAGCGGCATTCGTCCGACGTGCTCCGGTAGACAAGTGGGGCTTTCACATCTTCGCGCCATTACCCGGTTCCCCGGCGTGGCACGACCCGGAAGCATACGGGTTGGAACTAGACAAGGAGGCGGTAGACTTTGAGCACGGCTTCACGACGATCGGGCGTCCTGGTGAGTGGGACGAAACGCTGGTCGTCGCAAAGGAATGGCTGAACCATCTAACTGCGGTAGCTAAAGGCCGCAACACGTATGAAGGAGTGGCGAAATGTACGCCATAGTGGTTGTACCGACCATCAGGGAACAGCACATCAAGCAGTTCTTGAAACGGTGGAACGACGGGAAGCGCGAGTTCATCGTGATAGAGGACCACGCCGAAAAGCAGTTCGACCTGTCGAGCTCGACCGTGATGCACTACTGCCATGCGGACATCGACCGCGACCTGGGCGACGACGCGTGGATCATCTCTCGGGGCAACTCCGGCATTCGAAGCTACGGCTTCTGGAAAGCATGGCAGAAGCAGCCCGACATGATCGTGACGCTGGATGATGACTGCTATCCCGTCATGGACGTAAACGGGTTTTTCCTGCGCCACTGGGAGAACTTGCAAAAGACGGCGGAAATAGCAGCGTGGCGGTTGACGATCGGCGGACTCAAGCCGCGTGGCTATCCATACCGCAATCTCACGCGCAAGTGGCCCGTCGTGTTGAGTCATGGCTTGTGGGAAGGCATACCGGATCTTGACGCATTGTGGCAACTTGCAATGCATACCAAGTACGACTTGATCGAATACTATGATGATCCCATCCCTGCCGGGCGCTATTTCCCGATGTGTGGCATGAACCTGGCGTTCAATCCGGCGATCGCGCCGTTGATGTACTTCGGCCTGCAGGGTCCGGCATGGCCCTACGACCGCTTCGATGACATCTGGTGTGGTGTGATCGCCAAAAAGGTGCTGGACCGGCTGCAGTTGGCAGTATGGAGCGGTGAGCCGCACGTCAAACACGAGCGAGCATCCGACGTATGGGGCAATCTCCGCAAGGAGGCGGTGGGCCTGGAGTTCAATGAGACGTTCTGGGAGTTTGTGGACATAGCAAAACTAACCGGAACCACGGCCATCGAATGCTACTTGGAGATTGCCCATCACTTTGCGCCGGATGAGAATGCGCCAACCTATCTCCATAAACTCCGCTCCGCGATGGAGATATGGGCGGGGTTGTTCCGATGATCAAAGACCTGATCTCCGTCATCATGCCCACGACCGGGCGACAGGACGCAGCAATCGCCTGCGTCAAGCTACTGCTGGATACTACGGCAAAGTGGGCCATCGAAATCGACATCCCGGTGGACGTGGACACCAATACGATGCAGATTGTCGGCGACTTCCTGAACGGCTACAAAGGTAGCAACCTGAAACGCTGGCGCATGCCGTTCTGCGACCACTACCAGGGCAAGCCCACGGCGTGGAATGCAGGGCTGAAGGAAAGCAAGGGCGAGTACATCGTGTTTGCGGCGGATGACTTGCGCTGGACGGACGGTTGGTTGGACGCGGCGATGCGCTGCATGCCGGAAGGCGGCGGCCTCGTCGGGTTCAACGACTTGCACCGGACCTTTGCCATGAAGCGGGAAAGCACGCACTACCTGGCGACACGGCGATTCATCGTGGAGCACATGAACGGCTGCATCGGCTTCCCGCACTACAGCGGCGCCTGCAATGACAGTGAGGCGTGCATGCGAGCGGCAAACGTGGGGCGGTACGTGCCGTGCTACGATGCCATAGTAGAGCACCTTCACCACGAGTACAACCTTCGCCCGAAGGACGCTACCGATCTGCTATGGGAGAACGGGCAAAAGTCCCTGCGCGAGCTGCGGCGGCGGGCACAATTTGGTTTCCCCGACGATTTCGAGCCGGCCATCGGACCAGAGAGTTTGAGACTAGAAAAGGAGTAGCGTAATGGACAGGCGCAAATTTCTCAAGGGACTGGGTATAACTGCGGCCAGTATCATTGCCAGAAAACTACCTACTGTAAACGATGACGGGCTGGGCTGAACTGGAAGGCGCGGGCTCGATCCGCTGGTTTGAGAGGAGAAATCCATGAAGAAAAAGAAGCTACTTGCACGAATCGAGGAACTGGAGCGCAAGCTGGCGGACGCCGAGGCGCGGATCGCGTGGCTTGAGGCAAGGCCGATTGTGCCGGTGACAGTACCCACAGATCCAGATCCGCACTTCTGGCGTCCGCCATGTCCGCATTGGCCCGAGCCCTATATTGGCGATCCAATACCGCAACCGTACACGACTATCACATGGGGAAACGATAGTGGACTTTGGGCAGATGGGGGACCGGTGACAATAGCATCATAGGAGAGGTCATGATTACCACCCGTTCACCTGTAGAAATCGCGGAATGGGCCATCGACTGTCTAGACATCGGCATTCGTGGGTCGCTGATCCGCCTGGGCGACGGTGAGGGCCGGTTGCTGATGTGGCCCCAATACATCACGCGCGGGGAGATGATCAGGCGGCTGATCTACTGGTTCGGACGAGGCAACTTTGCAGAGCGGGACATCGCAAAGATGCGGCGCCTGCTTGTGGATGCCATCGGCAAGGCAGACGGGGTGTGCTACAAGAAGGGGCAGACGGATCGCTACTGGCGCTATCCCGAAACGTGGATGGGGCAACACTGCGAGCACGACGTGTGGACGAACGACAACGACCTGCACATCTACCTGTGGCAAGACGGATTGCTGGACGAGATCGTGCAGGAAGCGAAGCGCGTTGTGCTGGTGACGTGCAGGAACGTAGTAGACGACTTTGAGGCACGCTACGGCAAGAAAACGTATTGGGTCCGCGTGCCGGAGGAAGGACACACCGGCGAGCGACCGACAGAACACTGGGCCATGCACGAACAGATCGCGGCGGAGGCTGCGGGCAACTGTGGACCCGGCACGTTGGCGCTGGTGGGTGCGGGCTTCCTTGGCAAGTGGTACGCAACGATGTGTGCGGAGATGGGCGGCGTCGCGTTGGACGTCGGCTCGCTGTTCGATCTGTGGAGTGGCGTCCGCAGTCGCTCATGGGTCAAAGAATACTTGACGATACAACAAAACCGGTGTATACTAGATGTTAAGGACGAGGCGGACCTACGCGCCATGTGACGACCTGCGGGTCGCGACATGGCGCGTTTTTGTTGGGAGGTGGACATGCCGTATTCTAGTCTAACCGATATACCGGCGAGTCTCAAGGGCATTAAGCCGGCAATCACGCTGGCCCAAGCGAACAAGATCAGCGAATGGGCCGATGCGATGGAAAAGAGCGACAACCCGCCAGAAAGTCCCTGGGGCGCTGCCGTGGGCCAGTTCAAGAAGCTCTATCGCGTGGAAGGCGATCACTGGGTGAAAAAGCAAGCGTCCAACATCCTCCACAACAAGGCCGCAACCGCCGACTTTCGCCGCGAGAAGATGCAGGGCCACGAGTACATGGTCGTTCCCGTCATTGCTCAGTGCCACGGCGTCGTGAACGGTGAGTATGTGTCTGATGAAGAACTGGCCCGCGTGGCTGACGGGTGGAATGGCAGACCCGTCGTCATCAATCATCCTCAAGACGGCGAGGGAAACGACATCAGCGCCAACGCACCGTGTGTGTTGTCCCAGTCCCAGGTCGGGCAACTGTTCAATGTCCGCTTTGACGATGACAAGCTAAAGGGTGAGGCGTGGATCGACATGGCGCTCGCCAAGGGAACGCAAGGCGGCATTGAGGCATTGCGGCGCTTCGAACAGAATGAGCCAACGGAAGTCAGCACGGCGTACTTTCGCAAGCTGGAGGACGAACCGGGCGTGTTCAACGGGAATGCCTATGTCGGCAAGGCGGTGGACCTGGTGCCTGACCATTTGGCGATCCTGCTGGATGAAAAGGGCGCATGTTCGTGGCAAGACGGCTGCGGCGCACCACGGACGAATGCGGAGGACAGCATGGAAGTAGCGGATTTGTCGGAGAACGCCGTGCAGCGGGTAGTCAACGCTATCGTGCGGGTGTTTTCCCAGCACAAGGAGGCAAGAGTGAATGTAGCGGAGTTGGTAGAGGCAGGCGTGCCGTTCGACCAGGAATCGCTCGAAGCGATGAGTGACGAGCAGATCGCGTTCTTGTCGCAACAGGCTGCGCCCCCGCAGGAACCGCCCGCAACCAACGACGAGGAAACCCCCGACTTCGCAGCGGAGATCGAGGCGCTGCGCGGTGAGGTGACTTCCCTCAAGGAAACGCTGGCGGCGAACACGGACAAGGAGCGCGTTGCCCTTGCGGCGACTTTGGCATCCAACGCCAAGTGCGCGCTCTCCGAGGAGCAGTTGGGCAAGCTGGATATGGACACCCTACGCGGGATCGAGCAGTCGCTCGTGGACCCAGACTATCGGGGCGGCGGCGGTGGGCGAGAAACCGAAGGGGACGAGATCGTGGTCCTGAAAGCCGCGCCTGTGCTGCTGAAGCAGAAGGAGGCCTAGAATGGCACGTACCACGACACGGCATGCGATCCTCGTCGAAAGCGCGTTGAGGATCAGCCCGCAACGACTGGAAGCGGTAGGGTCGGGAGTCATCTACCCCGGCCAGTTGCTCTACATGGTGACCGCGACGCAGGTGGATCAGCACGCCACGGCGAGCGGCGCTTCCGCCAAGTTCATCTCGCTGGTGAACCCCGCACCGGACACGTACACGTACCCGACCACGGCGGCGATCGACATCCCCTACGCAGACGGGGATACCGTGCAGTTTATGCAGGGGTTGCCGGGCGACGTCGTGAACATGAAGATCGCCAGCGGGCAGAGCGTCACGAAGGGCAAGCACTGGCTGATTTCCGATGGAAACGGGAACCTGAAAAGCTGCGGGACCGGTCTGAGCGTCGGCACGTCCTGCCCCATCGGCATCGCGTGGCAGACGGTCAACGCAAACGGCGGAACCGCCGCCCGCTGCCTCGTGCGCATCGTATAGGGAGGATGAGATGCCACTCGATTTGCAGATCCTGAAAGATCCAAGTGCGGTCGCAGCGTTCACCACGAACACCTGGCGACCGTATGGGTTCAACAAGAAGGGCTTCGCAGTCAACCGCGACAACGAGCTGATCACCAACGCATTCCTTTCGCAAGAGGAATGGCAGAAGCTCGATGCGGCAATCCAGATGACCGCTGCACGGAAGTTCAACGCCTGGAGCACCATCACCGGCGCCGGATTGACCAGCCGTACCACGCTGGCCGAGGAAAGCAGCAAGTGGCGCGTCGCGTCCGAGATGACCGCTGCTGACCTCACGATGGACTTCGAGACGCAGGTGGAGGGCGACCGGGTAGACCTGAAGCACTTCACTGCGCCCTTGCCGCTCATTTCTAAGTCATTCAGCATCGGACGTCGCGAGCTCTTGACATCGCGGGCGCTGGGTGCAGACCTGGAAACCACGAACGCCGAGGAAGCGACCAAGGCCGTCGTGGAGATGGCGGAGAAGATCCTGATCGACGGGGATACAAGCATCGTCGTGGACAGCGCTGCGGTCTACGGGCTGCGCACACTGTCGGGACGGTACACGACCACGGCAGACGGCGACTTCGGGACGTTGAGCTACCAGTACGAGACGTTCCGCAAGTGGATCAGCACGATGCACGGTCGCACGTTCCACGGTCCTTGGGCGGTATGGCTGGCCCCGAACCAGTATTCGGAGCTGCTGCAATACTACACCGACGGGACGGGCCAGCGCGGTCTTGATCGCGTCCAGGCGCTGCCGGAGATCCAGTCCGTCAACTACAACGACATGATGACTGATGGGCAGTTCTGTGCGGTGCAGCTCACCCGCGACGTGGTGGACATCCGCATCGCGCTCGACATCGAGACGCGACGCTGGGAAAGCCCCGGCGGTGGGCGGATCAACTTCGTGGTCATGATGGCTGCGGTGCCCCGGCTCAGAACGAACTATGCGGGGTATAGCGGAGTGGTCCACATAACGTCTTGCTGACATAACGGAGGTGCCTTATGGTTCGGGTGCGAATTCGGCCCGGCATGCACCACCGTGAGTCCCTGGTCGGTGGCGATGTGATCGACGTGACTGCCGACGAGCTGGCCGCATTCGGTGACAAGTTCGTCGTCATCGAAGAACGACCAGAACCGGAACCAGAGCCGGAGATCGAGGAGGACGTGGACGCCACGGCTAGCGCGATCGAACTTGCCAAGGAGCATGGCATAGATTTGTATGCCATACAAGGTTCCGGCAAGGACGGGCGCATCCTGAAGGTGGACGTGGTGGAGGCGGTGGATGGCAGTCCGTAACAAGAACGCGTTGGTGGACGTCGAGGACGTGAAGGATGTGCTCGATACGGGCCTGACGGACGAGCAGATCAACGCCTACATCAACATGGCGTACTACCGCACCATCCCGCTTGCGACCAATCTGGGCAACTGCGGTGGTTCTGCTGCTTTGGCATCCATCCAGGCGCTTCTGGCGGCGCACTTTATCGCCACGACTCGCGAGCCACAGCTTGAAAGTGAGAGCATCGCGGGTGAGGCATCTGTGCGTTACCGGGGCAAGACGGACATGGGCCTCAACGCCACGACCTACGGGCAGCAGGCGCTTGCACTGGACTGTTCCGGCCTGCTGGCGAAAGCTGGGCTCAAAGCCGCATCGATCAAGGTCTGGGCGCACGAGGACATCGACTACGACGTGGATCCAGATGACTAGGCACTGGCTGACGCGGCGGCTCGTCCACACATGCACCGTATGGCGCGATTCGGGCACGGCGCAAGATACGACGGGCGAAGTTGCGCGGTCGTGGTCGGCGCTGACGACGGCGCAGCCGTGCCGTTTCACCCAGTCAACGGAAGGCTTCGCCAACGAGGCGAGCGGGTTCGTCGTCTTGGAACGAGACTTTGCCCTGATGAACGGGACGGCCAACGTCACCACCGAGGATCGCTTGAGCACCATCGAGGACGCGGACGGCAACAGTGTTGCGGCGGGCACCTACGAAGTGACGCGGGTCCTGATCCGGCGAGGTGTGGGCGGCAATCTGTCGCACACGCGGGTGGACCTGGAACGGGTGGAGGCGTCGTGAAACTGCGCATGGAAGTTGTCGGCGTGAAGGAGTTGCGCCTGAACTTGCAAAAGGCGCGGGATATAGTCGGCGGTGCTGAGATGGCTGATATCATGTGGCATGCCGTCGATCGAACCGTCGTCCTGCTGGCGCGGCAGAACACATATCGGCAGTTCAAGACGACGGGCAACCTAGCGAACCACATCAAGGCCGTCAAGGTCAATCAGTACCGCGTGGACATCGTAGTGGATGCCCCGCATGGTGCAGTCCACGAATACGGTGGCACGTTCGCCATCACGCCGCGGCAGCGTCGGTTCTTTTGGGCCAAGTGGAGGCAGACGGGCGACGAGATGTGGCGGGCGCTTGCGCTTTCGCAGACCTATACCATCCCGGCGCGACCCTATCTCCGCCCGGCGATAGATGCGACAAAGGCGGGGATTGCTGCGGAAGCGGCAACGGAAATGGGAAACCGGATGCGCAAAGCGTTCACATAGGAGACAATCATGACAGTTCGGACGTTAGCAACACTCAAAGCAAACTGGATCGAGACGGAGCCAGATGTACGGTATGGCGATGCGCTCGACACGCTGGTCGATCACGGTACGGGCGATCATCTCTGGGTCAACCCGGAGGGCAGCGACACGATCGGGATCGGGTCCTACGCCAACCCCTACGCGACTATCACCACGGCTTTCGCCGCTGTGACGGCTGCGCAGCCAACTGTGATCGCGATGCCGGGCACGTACACGGAAGACGTGACCTGGCCCTCCATCAGCGGCGTGCGGCTGATCGGGCTCGGCAAGCAGGGCGCGGTGACGATCTCCAGTGGGACTGCTGGCCTGACGGTGTACCCGGCAACTTCGCTGGCGTCGTTCGCGGGCTACATCGACAACGTGAACTTCACCAACACGACCGGGACGGGCCTGTACCTGGACAACAGCTCGTGTGCGGGCACGTTCGCGCTGCACCTGCGAGATGTCAAGTTCACGCACACCGCAGGAACGAGCCTGTTCACCAATCACGGCACGAACAACCCGATCGTGATCCATACGCGCAACGTGGACTTTGGCGGGCCGGTGTACCTGCAGGTCAGGGACCAGAATGACGCCTTCTACAGCTACGGCGGCAAACTGACTGGCGGGTTGGTGACGAGTGGCAGCGTATCGCTGGGTGGGACGGCGGAGATCACGCTGGCCTATACCGAGATCAAGCATGCGGGCGTTAGCGGCGGATCGGCCAACCAGAGGATCAACAGCCTTTTCTGCTGGAGCCGGACGGCCAAGACGCTGGCCCTGGCAGATACGTCGGACCTAGCTGGGCACCACACCGAGAACATCGTAGGGTCCTAGCGTGGGAGTCGCGGAGTCGATCAAGGCGCGCTGCACGGCGTACAGTGGGTTGTCGGCCCTGGTCGGGACGAGGGTTTACCCCCGCATCCCAGCCAACCCGACCTTTCCACTGGTGACATACACGTTCGTGAGCACGCCGGCCAACGACTACCAGGACCACGACGGGACGCCGGACAGATGGACCTACCGCGTCCAGTTCGATGCCTATGCTGAGACAGTCAGCGCGGCGAGGACGATCGGCGACCAGCTTTTCGCAGCCTTTGCCGGGTGGGAAAGCGGGACGGCGGTAGGATACAGTTTCGTGGACAACCGTTTCAACTCGTGGGAACCGGGCTACGAAAAGGAACGGGAGACGGTCGAAGTGGTGATAGACCATAAAGTGTAGTTTACCAATCACAAAGCGGAACTAACGCCGCGGGAGGAAACGTTGCGAATAACTCTATGGACGAATGCGGCCTGGACCATGACGGGATACGCGGGACAGGCGAGACAGATTGCCCGACGCTTGCGTGGTGACGGTCACGAGGTGGCGATCATTGCCAACTTTGGCCTTTCCGGTGCAACGCTAGTATGGGATGGCATACCGCACTACGGGTTGCGCGAGGCACGACAGAATGCGGACTGCATCAACGCCTACAATCAGCATTTTCAGGCGGACTTGTGCATCTCGCTCTACGACGTGTGGGCTCTACCGCCGAACACGCGCCAGCTTGTGGGAGTGCCGTGGGCGGCGATGGTCCCAGTGGATGGGGCGCCGATCAACAAGTATGCACGCGACCGGCTGCGGGGTGCGGACTATATCATCGCCTATAGCCAGTTCGGGCGAGCGCAGCTCAAGGATGCGGGTTTCGATCCGCTGTACGCACCGCACGGCGTGGATCTGAACGTGTTCAAGCCCGGCGACAAGGCGAAGGCACAGCAGGAGGTGGGGTTGCCGCAGGATCGCTTCATCATCTCCATTGTCGCTGCGAATAAGGGCTATCCGGCGAGGAAAGGCTGGCCTGAGCTGCTGGCGGCATTCAAGATGTTTCATGACATCCACCCGGAGGCACTGCTCTACTGCCACACCACCAAGCAACCGTATGGCAGCGGCGATCAAGGGATCTACTTTGACGTGCTGATGAACGCCCTGCAACTGCCGGGAGATGCGATGGCATTCCCACTTCCTGGCAACTTGGCGATAGGATTGGGCGACGAGCAGATTGCCAAGATTTACCAGGCATCGGACGTGATGGCTTTGCCGAGTATGGGCGAGGGCTTTTGCCTTCCGTTGTTGGAAGCGCAGGCGTGCGGGATACCGGTGCTCACGCAGCGGTGCTCGTCCACCACGGAATTGTGCGTCAACGGCATTGCGATCGAGCCGCTACAACCGTTCTGGGTTGCGGGCCTGGAGTATTGGTGGCAGCTTCCGAGCATCGGGCGCATCATAGAGGGGCTAGAAGAACTGTACACCTGGGACGACGAGAAAAAGGCGTCGATGCGCGAAGCTGGCCTTGGGTTCGTCGCCGCGAACTACGATTATGACGTGGTATGGAATCGGTACTGGAAACCCATAGTGGCTCACATTGAGGCCACGCTCTGGTGAATCCTCAACATCAAGGAGGAACGATGGTAGACAAGGTGCGTATAGGGTGGCTCCAATCAGACGTAGGCATTCACGGCGGAAGTGAAATGAGCTGCGGAGCGTTGGTAGATCACGCCCCGGACTGGGCGAAGATCGTCTATTGCCCACCGAACAAGCGCCCGCCAGATGACATCGAGTGCTACGTGGTCCAGAACAGCACGACGTACGATCAGCGATGGCTGGAGATCCTGCTGCAAAAGCCAACGGTAAAGCACGTACGGGATCCGTGGTATGCGGGCGATGGCCTATTCAGACGGTGCCTGTTGGAGCAAGCGACGTTGTTGATCTTTTCGAGTCAGGCGCAAGTAGATGCCTTCGGCTACCCGTTCGACGCCCCGCACGTGATCCTTCCGCCGCCGGTGAATCTGGAGTCTTTCAGACAAGCTGCTAAGCCGAAGGATGAACGCGAGGGCGCGATCTTCGTCGGTCGGGTAGACGTCTACAAGGGCGCGCCGATGGCAGTGGACTGGGCATACAGGACGGGTGAAACGCTGGCCTTGATAGGCACGCCGATGATGGATTTCGGGAAGCTGCCGCCATACATCCGTGTGGTGGGCGAAGTGCCTTACCAGCGCATGCCGTCCATCATGGGAAACGCCAAGTCGTTCGTGTTCTTTCCGCAATGGCCCGAAGCATTCGGTAGGACGGTGGCGGAGGCGTGGGCTGCGGGGTGCGAACTGATCGTGGACGGGCGAATCGGTGCGATGGAGTACATCGAGAACGAACCCGAACGGCTGGGCTTCCAGGGTCCGATCGATGAATTCTGGGCGGCGGTGGAGAGCGTGCTGTGAATGTTGTATGCCATACAAAACCTAGCATCATCGTCCCGACGCTCGACTTTGCCAAGGGCCACGCTACGGCCATCCACGCAATGAACGTGGCGGGCTGCGACTGTGGTATCTGCGTGGTGGAGGACGACAAGCGGCAAGGGTTCACCAAGACGGTCAACGAGGGATTGCGACTGGTGGCTGGTGGCGATGCTGTAATCCTGGTAGATGACTGCGAACCGGATGCGGGATGGCTCAAAGCGTTGCGAGATGCGGCGGAGGAATGGAAGTACATGCGCGCATGGTTCGTCGGTCCTTCCGGTCCCTGCCGGACTTGGCCGCAGAACAGCGGGACGCGGGGCAACATTCGCAAGCCGCAGATCGTGGGCCATCTCGCCGGGTTCTGCCTGTACGTGACACAGGAAGCATTGGCGTATGGGCTGATGGATGAAAGCTACGTCCACTATGCAAGTGACGTGGACTGGCAGCGCAGGATGGAAAAGGAACACCGCGCCCGATCATTGTGGGTGCCATCGGTCTACGTGGCTCACGAGTTGCACGAGCCACACGCGGACTGGTGGCGACACGACCAGGCGCTTTTGCAGGAACGCTGGCACTCGACGCCAGGAATGGACACGGCGGCAGGGTAGTCTCGCCCATGCTCCTATGTCAATGTCAAGCCTTAGGTACTTGGAAAAGGAGTTAAGACATGGTTAGAAGTCCGACTTTGGGCGCCGACCTCGGTGTCGATTTCGCTGGCGGTACATCGTATGGGGACATCGCGCAGATTCGTGATGTCAGCGGGCCGGGCGTCAGCCGTGAATCCATCGAGATCCCGGTGGACCATGACATGACGGGCGGCACGTGGCAGCAGAAGTTCGCTGGCGTCCCGACGCCGGGGCAGCTCACGTTTTCGCTCAACTGGGACCCCAACCAGGCCATGCACGCAGGTAGTACCGCAACGGGCCTGTGGGGTAGCTTCAACGCGGCCTACAACGGTACATCGCTTCCCCGCTGGCGGTGGCGCAACATCAAGCTCACTGGCGGAACGGCGACGTTCGTGTTCCGTGGCTTCGTTCAGGAATTCACCCCCAACATGGGGGACGTGCAGGGCGCGTTCAGTGCTGACGTGACCGTGGAAGTCAGCGGCAAGCCCACACTCACCGTTACATAACAGACGGAGGTAAACGAAATGGCGGGTAACACCTATCTGTCCCGCGAGCAGATCCTTGAATCCGAAGTCAAGACGCGCGACGTCGAGGCTTTCGGAGGCATGGTCATGGTCAAGGAGATGGACGCCCTGACCATGCAGCATCTCATGGCAAGCGGTGCGTTCAGAGAGCGTGCCGACGGGAAAAGCGAACTCGATTACGGCAAGATCAACTTGGGCGATCTGGCAATACGTTGCATCGTGGATCCGACAACGAAGGAACCCATGCTGACCAAGGAAGATGGCAAGGTGCTCGTCCGCAAGAGTGCCATGGACGTGATAAACGTCGTGTCTGAATCCATGTCCGCAGCGGGCTTCGAGCTGGTTGAATCGAGCGAAGATGTGGACAAGGAACAGCCGGCAAAAAACTGACCCCGCTTCGCCGGTTCGCGTTCCGCCTGGCGCTGGCATCTGGATACTGGGTCTACAACCCGGACGCGATGCTGGCGCGAATGCCCTACCGGATCTTCGAGGAATGGGTCGAGTTCCACCGGGAGGAGCCTTTCGGACAGATGCCGTTCAGGATGGCATATGCGGGCGCCCTGCTCGGCACGCTCCTGTCGAAGCCCAAGGGCAAGAGCGCCTGGGAACCAGCGGACTTTATGCCCGACCCGTCGCCGGAAGAACCGATACCGAACGCTGACCGCAACCTGAATCAAATGCTGTTCGTCGCGTCGATGATGGGGGCTGAAGTGATCGACAAGGAGGGCAAGTTGGAGAGGATGCTCGGTGCCTAGAACCATCACTGTCGCTCGCCTCGTCGTTCCCGTCATCGCAGAGACGGACAAGTTCACGTCCAACCTGAACAAAGCCGAAGGCGCGGTCGGCAAGTTTCGGGCTGCCGTCACCGGGGCGGCGAAGATCGCTACTGTCGGGCTCGGGGCAGTCACGGCTGCGGCGGGTGCGGCTGCCGTCGGGTTGACCAAGCTGGCGAAGAATGCGGCACCGTTGCCCGGCATCATGCAGGCATTCGATCGCAACGCGATGCGGTTCGGTGTGTCTCTGGAAGCCATGCAGCAGGCGGCACAGGGCACCGTCACTGACATGGAGTTGATGCGCAAGGCTAACTTGGCTCTAGTCGGTGCGGGTCAGGAACTGGGTCAAGAGTTCGGCGAGAAGTTGCCCCTGTTGCTCAAGGGCGCACGCGCCGCGGCCAGGGCGACCGGGCAGGACGTGGACTACCTGTTCAGCAGCCTCGTCACCGGCGTAAAGCGCGCCTCCCCGCTGCTGATCGACAACACCGGCATCGTGCTCAAGCTGGGCGACGCCAACCAGAAGATGGCGGACAAGGTTGGCGTCACCGTGGACCAGCTCACGGCGCAACAAAAGTCCCTCGCCATCCTTGACGCGACCGCTGAATCCGTGACGCGGATGCTTGAGGACATGGGCGATATGCAGCTTACCACCGCCGAGCGGTTCCAGCGGTTGGGTGTCAGCGTCCAGAACCTTTCGCACCGGCTCGGCATGTCACTGCTCCCCGCGGCGGACGCGGTGTTGGACACATTCGACACTATCATCAACAACGTCGGTCCTCACCTGACAACATTCTTCGAGACGCGACTGGGGCCCGCGCTGGCGGCTGCTGCTGAACAATTCAACCAGCTTGCGGAGCGTGGCCTACTGGCTTTGGATAACCTGATCTTCTCCTACGAAAACAAGTTCGAGACGTTCATCTATAACGCCCTGGTGTGGGGTTACAACTTCTCCACCCAGTTCGCCGCTGGACTGATCCAGGGTGCATCCTACGCCATCTCGACCGCGATGAATTTCCTAACGGGCCTGCTCACGTTCTGGATGGCACCCGGATCGCCACCGCGCATCGCATCTGACATCGACAAGTGGGGCATGGCAACGGCGGCGGAATGGCTCAAGGGCTTCACCAACGTGGATTTCTCCGCGCTTGACAGCTTCCAGACCCGGCTGGGCAATGCCCTGCAAGCGATGGTCGGCCTGGGCCAGCTCAAGGCACCGGAAGCGGCGACGATCCTCAAGTCCTTGTCCACGGACATGATCAAGGCGCTTGACCAGTTCCGCAAGACGGGTGCAATCCCGGCGGAGATGTTCGACAACATACGCAAGGCGGGCGGGGCGCTGGGCGACCAACTGGCGGACTTGGCACGCAAGAACTTCGACCTACTGCGGGCGGAGGAAGCGGTACGTGCCGCTGGGGAACGACTGACCAAGGCGCAAAGCAAGCAAAAGACGGCACAAGGTGCGCTGACCAAGCTGATCGCCGACTATACCAAGATGCAGCGTGCAGGTGCGGACCCGAAGGCACTGGCGGCAAAACGGGCGGAGATCGAAGCAGCAAAGAAGGGCGTTCGTGCGGCGCACGATGAAGTAAAGGCGGCGGAGGAGCAGAAGAAGCAGGCTGAGGATGCCGTAGACCCGGTGCGTGAGCGATTGTCCCTGCAGGAAAAGCTGATCGACCAATTGGTCCGGCTCGCTCAGATACAGGCGGACATCCAGAAGGAACAGAAGGTCGCGAAGATCAAACTGCCCAAGGCAGAGAAGGTCACTTTGCCGGAGATCGAGTTACCGCGCATGGTGCTCCCGACGCCCGACACGAAAGGCGTAAGTAAAGCGTTCAAAGATGCGCAGCAAAAGTTCACCGTCATGCTGATCAAGCTGCGTTACAAGTTCAACCAGTGGGTAGACGAGGAGATCCGCCCTGCCATCTGGCGCATACGGCTGGCGTGGTACAAGTTGACCAAGGCGTTTGGGGATTTCATTGAGGATCCAGACGTGCAAGCGGTTGTCGAGTTCTTGAACAACTTATTCCCAAAGGATGCGGAAGGCAATGGTGACTCGTTCGTACAGAACTTGGGCAAAATTGCCGGTGCGCTGGCCGTCGTCGCCGTAACCGCCAAGATCGCCAAGTTCCTGCTTTCGCCTCTCATTGGCATATTCGGCGGATTGGCGAAGGCTGCTGGTCTTTCCCTCGGACCCATTGGATGGTTGGCCTTGGCACTCGGTGTCTTGGTCGCTTTCGCCGTGCGTGCCCGTCCTGTGTTCCAGGGCCTACAAGAACAGTGGGACACGATGTGGCAAGCAATCTGGACTATCGTAAAGACATGGGTTATTGACAAATGGACGGAGACGTTCGGTGAAGGTGGCACGATTCCTACCATGTGGGAAAACTTCAAGACCTCAGCCGTGACAGTATGGGAGACGATCAAAACGAGCATTGTCGAAACCGTGGAAGCCATCGTCACGTCCGTCACTGATAGTTGGACAGCGACCTTTGGCGATGGCGGCACGATCCCGACTATGTGGGACACGCTCAAAACGACGGTAGAAACAATCTGGACAGGCATCCAGAGCACCATCACCACGGCAGTAAACACCGTACAAACGAACGTTGAAACGGCTCTCGGTGCGGTCCAGACGGCATGGGACAACACGATGGGTGCGCTGGAAACTGCGGCGAAAAGTTTCTGGCAGTGGATACAGGACCACGTGTTCAGCTTCAAGATCCATCTCCCAAGCCTGCCAGCCTGGGCCATTCCCGGCAGCCCCCTACCCATCCACACGGCGTGGAAGGATTTTGCGGAAGATATGAAGGGCGGCATCACCACCAAGCTAGATGCAGCGGTGAACTTCCCGCAAGCTGCACCAGCACCTGTCGCAGCCGCGGCCTTTTCTGAGCGCGGCGGTGATACGTACAATCTCAACTTTGGGCGCGATAGCGTACGCTCTGACCACGACATCTACTTGCTGGCCGAACTGGTGCAGAAGGCAATTGATCGGCGCAGCCTTCGCAGGAACATACGCTGATGGCGAACTACCTGGGCGTCGGCGGGACAGACTACATCTCCTACCTGGAAGCAGACAGTCTCACCATCGAGCAGAGCGCGGGCGACTTTGCGGCGGTGGCGTCGTTCCGGCTCAAGGAAGTCGGCGCGGCCAACATCTCCATCTCCGCGCGCGCCGAAGTGAAGATCAAGGATGCGGCGGGTACACTATTCCAGGGCGAGGTGATGGATTCAGACTGGGATCTGATCGCCACGCGCCACACCGGGCGTACGATGACCGTCCGCTGCTCCGACTATAATCGGCTCGTCGAGGAAACAGACATCGTTGGCGGGACGGAATACATCGCCTATTCGGACGCAGAGATCCTGGACCGTCTATTTACTGCCTACCGACCCGACATTGAGGCCACGACCTACGTCGCAGAACTGACTCCGGCCATGTCCGTCTCGTTCGGCAACCAGAGCTTGCTGGATGCGGTGCAGCAAGTAGCTGAGCAGACAGGCGGGCACTGGTATGTGGACTACGCCAAGCGATTGCACTATTTCTCCGCTGAGAGCAGCACGGCGGCGTGGTTCCTGTCCGACTATCCTGGCGGTGGGAGTGCGTTCGCCTATCAGTCCGTTCGCCGCAAGGAGAATGCCAAGGACATCGTGAACCAGGTGCTCATCGTCGGCGGAGACGTGACCTCGTTCGTGGAGAACGCGACGAGCGTTGCCCTGTACGGTGCGCGCATGGCGGTGGTGACGGACAGCCAGATCGACACGGTAGGATCTGCGGATGCACGCGGATCCGCAGTGCTCGCCAAGTACGCCTATCCTCAAGTGAGTTACGATGTCACCACGCGAAAGACGGGCCTACGGGCCGGAATGGACGTGCGACTCCGGGTGCAGGACTGGGGCGTAGACGAGACGTTGACTGTCGAGCGTCTGACTATCAACTGGAGCGGACAGAGCCAGGTTCGATCCTACAACCTCGAACTTGGCGATGGAGTAGCGCAGAACGTCAGTGCGTCCCGAAGCTGGCAGGCGGGTGTGAACCGTGTGGAACGCAGCCAGCGCGACGTGACGACAAAGGTATTTGACCTGGACGCGCCGGCCACGCCGACCTTCGAGGCGGGTAATCTCTCGACAGGTGTCCGCACGCAGGGCGATGGCACACAGCTCGTATGGATCGCAATGACCTGGGGGTTGGTATCCGACACGGATCTAGACCACTACGAGGCGCAGCTCAGCCTCGTCAGCGACTTTTCCTCCGACGTGATGACGCGGCTTTCTGCTGGCGACGGTGATCGCAAGGAAATATGGGAAGGGTTGCTCGCCGACACGACCTATTACGCCAGGGTGCGAGCGTTGGACTGGGCGGGCAATGCATCGGCCTGGTCGGATACGCAAAGCATCACCTCCGGCACCGACACCATCCCGCCTGCTGTCCCGACGGGCGTGACGGCGGAAGCGCACGAGGGCAGCATTCACCTGTATTGGGACATCGGAACGGATGCGGACCTGCTTGGCTATCACGGCAAGCGGGCAGCGGATTCGGGTGGATCGCCGGGTACTTATGCCGTGACGCTGTTCGATAACCTGCAGGCGATCTACTACATCGACCAAAAGGTAGACACCGGGACGGCATATTGGTACAAGGTCCGTTCCAAGGACCGGTCGCAGAACTATTCGGCCTGGACCGAGATCGGGACTGCCATCACGCCGCTCGCGTTCCCATCGGCTGTGTACACGCCTGCACTCCTGGGATGGTCCCACTCGCTTGTATTCTCCGCATCCGACAATGATACCGTGGCGTGGACTGCCGGGACGATGGCCCTATCGGACGGGACAACGTACAACATAGGCGCGGGCAACACCGGCAACATGAGCGCGGTGACGTACGTCTTTCTTGACACGGACGTGAGCACCGCCGCCTTGCAGCATGTGACTTCTCCCGCATCGGCGGTGGGGGCCAATCGTATCCTCGTCGCCGTAGCGGAGGATAATGGTAGTGCGAGCAAAGACGCGACCTATACCGTGTTCGGTGGGCATCAGGAGACGGGCGTCTTCATCAGCGGAAACAACATCGCAGCGAACACGATCACGGCGAACGAAATTGCGGCGAATACAATCACCTCAACGGAAATTCAAACCGGCTCCATCCTGGTAGGCGACTTGGGCACGTCTGCAACGGATCTCATGTTCGGGGCATCGGGTACGGCGTCGAAGGTCGCAGGCTGGATGTATGCTGGAGATGCGACAAAGATCGATGGCGGTGACATCTACACCAATACCATCACCGTCGCCAAGTTCGCCGCAGATGCTACGGGGCGCATGTTCAACACGGCAGGCACGGCGAGCGCGGTACAGGGCTGGGTCCATCCGAGCGACACGACCAAGATAGACGGTGGAGACATCTTCACCACGACCATTGGCATTTCAGCCTTGGGGGCAACGGCGACCAATCGCATGTTCACGTCTGCTGCGACGGCTCTGGCGGTGCAAGGTTGGGCGTGGCCGGCGGACATGACGTACATTGACGGTGGGAACATCTATACCCACACGATCAATGCCGGATCCGCCATCGTCGCCGGAACGGTCATCGGAGACAATATCGCCACCAACGCGATCACGGCGACTAAGCTGGACGTAACAGTCGGCGGATACAACTTGCTGGCGGATTCTCACTTCGGTGATGACGACGATGCAGACGGTGTGCCGGACGAATGGACAAAAGGCACCAATATCACGAATCACACCAATGGCCTCGTCACTGGCAGCAAGATCGCCGGTGCGTCGTCATTCGCGGTTGTCGTCTCCGCCGGAGACACCAGCGGCGACTATCTCTATATCAGCCAGTCGGTTACGTTGGCTAACGTGCCACTTCGTGTGGGTGATGATTTTGCACTGAGCGGCTATGTCAAGACGAATGCACTCAGCGACCTGCGGGTGCGCGTGTATGTGGACTGGTTGGACAGCGGATCGAGCGTGCTGCAGACGAACTATGCGGCGACGGTGACAACCGATCAGGGATGGACGCGAGGAACGGTGACCAACACCGTCCCGGCAAGCACGGTCACGGGTCGGGTGCGGTGCATCGTGGAGCTCACCGCAGACGATGGCACAGGAGAAGTATGGTTCGACGCCATCAAGCTGGAGCGGGGCGACGTGGCGACCGCTTGGACCACCGGCATGATCGGTAACGTGACGATCGACGCCAACCGGGTGCAAGTGCAGGACTCAGATGCGAAGGTGTGGATCGGCAAGCGGGGTGCGGCGCTCGGAGCGTTTGGCGAAGACGGCAGTGGCAATCTCCAGGTGGGATGGTATGCCAGCGGGAGCAATGCGGGAGCAATCATCGCCGGTGCGGGTGCCGTAGGACTGGACGAGGACGGGTTAAATCTCGTCGCTGCTGACTTTGACCCGAACCATGTCAAGTGGCGCGAATCCACGCTAGGCGGCACGGTTATTAGTTATATCTCATCGCAGTCCAATCTCGGCTCAACGGTGATGGAGATCAACGCCTCTGGCGTCAGCGGTGCATCAGCAAGCGCAGCGAACGAAATCGATCTCAGCGCTTCTCCGAACGGTGCCTATGAAAGCGCATCAGTGGTAATAGTCAGCGGGACAAGCGGTGCTGGTGCCTATATTGAGATCGTCGGTGACTTTGGCGTTGAAGGAAATGCCAGCGTTGATCAGGGGACCGAAGACGGGCACATTATGGAGTACCTGTCGGATGACGTAGGACATGGTGTGACTACTATCGCACCGACGAATGTCTACGGCTTCATACAGAAAACGGAAGCCACGTCAGGCGGCTTGATGATTGCCGGGATGAAAGATCCTGATGGCGCCAATGCCGGGGCGCTGCAACTGCATGGTTACCTGGACGAAAATGCTGACACGACGCACAGCGGGGCGGGACGTGCCATAGTAGAGATATGGGGTCGGGAAACGACCGGAACAGGTATCGCTACGGATCAGGTAGCAAACGGCAATATCTTTGCCATTCGCACCCGGCGGGCGAGCAGTGACGTGACGCTATGGGTACTCGATGAAGATGGCGATTTCTACTTTGATGGCACCAGTGGCACCTATGATGAATATGATGATGCACTCATGGCCGGCGACCTGGCCCACTTGATGGCTGGCCAGTACGACAAACTGATCGAACACAATCGCGAGGCGTTCGAGGTTGCTGGCGTCATTTGCCCGCAGGACGAGCATGGACGGTTCATGATCAGCCAGAAGGGAGTAACTGCCCTGACGCTTGGAGCGCTGGGGCAGCTTTGGCAACAAAGACGGGATGACCAGGCGCGAATAGCGCGCTTGGAGGATGAGTTGCGCCGTATACAAACGGCGCGGGAGGATGGACGATGAGGAAACTGATGATCCTTGCATTGCTCGCAGCATTGGCCGCGCTGGGAGGCGGGAGTTTGGCAACGGCGCAAAGCCCATTGCCGAATCGGAGCCCGGTGCATGTAAACAGCGAACCGGAGTTCCGTGATGAGGCGGACTGCCACGCCTACTATCAAGGCTACTACTTCGATCCAGACGAAAGCGACGAATGGACACAGCTTGCTATTGAGCGATGCGTCGCCAAGTTGGGCCAGCCCGAACCGACTCCCGAACCGACCGTGTGCGAGCGTCCCGGCTGGTGGCAGATGGCACCATGGATGGGCGTTTACCCACTGTGGACAGACGGAACGAGTTTCTGCGTGGAGGGACGATGAGCGAAGACACAATACCGTTTGACGCCGAACCTTCGCGCATGCCTACATCCATCGGCAGGATCAAGATCGAACTGGCAGACGAAGATGGCACGACGGGCGGGTATGCTGCGTACTATGAGGCCCAGGTCGTGATGGACGATGGGACGCGACGTACGCGGCGGGGCAATCTCGTACCACACCTGACCCCGGCGCAACGGACTGCGTTGATTGGATTCGTCCAAGACTTGCGGACGCAAGCGGAGGCGCAGATCCTATGACGCACATCCTGACTATCCAGATCGAGAACGATGGACAGGCTCAGTTCGCCACGTCGAACGGGCTGACGGCTAGGGATGCAATCTTGGCCCTGCGTGCCGTGGAGGACGTGCTACGCGACAGACTGGCGGAGGAACGTGTCAAGGCGAAAATGGAAGCCACGGCATCGTCTGCCGGAGAAGTGGTGACATGAGCATCTATGGCCTGCACGACCTGAGCGAGAAGGGTGCGGCCCTGCTGCGTGGCGGCTGGCTGGTGGATGCTGTGGCGATTGGGCATGGAAGTGGCGGAGGTGCGGACTATCGGCATTGGGCGCCGAACACCGTGATCTGTCGGCTCAACAACGGGTGGCATCCCGATGGGACGATCCCGCAGCCATCGCTATATGATGCTTTCGCACGGCGATGTGCCGACTATGTGCGCGGCAGTCAGGGATGCAACATTTGGATCATCGGGAATGAGCCGAATCTGTCTATCGAGCGTCCCTTTGAGCGCATCATTTCAGCAGACGATTACGCGCTGTGCTACCGCAAGTGCTACGATGCGATCAAGGCGGTGGATCCCGATGCCTGGGTTGTCCCGGCAGCGATAGGGCCATGGAACATAGAGACAGGTGACTGGCTGTTCTACTATCGCGCCGTGCTCGAACAGGTCGAGGCGGACGCGCTGTGCTGGCACCTTTATACCCATGGCACAGATCCGGCGCTGGTGACGAGTGACGCACCGATGGGACCACCGTACCAGGACCGTTACTTCAACTTCCGATGCTACAAGGATTTCGAGGCATGGACGCCACCAAACAAGCGCGGCCTGCCGGTGCTGGTGACGGAAGCGAACCAGAACGGTCCCTGGAAGGCGACGGGTTGGATACAGGCGGCCTACAAAGAGATCCAGCGATCGTCGTTTGACGTGCGATGCATGTGCCTGTTCCGTGCGCAGGACACCGGAGACGGGTATGGGATGGAAAACAAGCCGGGCGTATGGGACGAGTTCGCCCGAGTCGTAGAAAACGAGGAGGAGGAAGAACCGATGCCGGATGATTGGTTGGAGATATTTGTACACCGAATGGAACGCGGATCGCATGACCAGGGTGGCAAGCCAGAGTTTA